TTTCTTTCCGTCTGGAGCTTGACAATAGAACTGTGTCATACGTTGTGTCGGATGATGACACTCATCATCTTGCATCGTTCTATTTCCGCAATCATTTTGGTATGACCGAAACAATAGCTCTGCCTGGCGCTATCAAGGAGGTGCACGACATTTCTCAGAACGTGACCGTCTCTGGGCATACTCGCATAAAGTACGACCAGAACGTTGAACAGTCGTTTCAGTTCCAGAGTGCTGCTCTCCCTTCGTTCCTCGAACCGTCGGTGCTTTCCCTTCTGATAGCCGAGAGCGTGACGGTCTGGTTTGCTCGTGGTATAGCCAAAGGCGTTCTGATAACTGATTCCACATGGGAGCCGTCTAATGAGATTGGTACGGTCAATTCCGTAAAACTTACCTATAAGTTCACAGATGACCGTGTAGTTAAATACACTGATTCGGTTATCCGAATATTCAATAATGTTTACGATAATGCCTATGGCTAAAGGTGTTCATATCTCAACTATGCGTGCAATGCTCAACTCTGGAGATCCTTGTGACCTCGTGCTTCTCACTCGTGAAGGCAAGGTTGAAAGATGGAAAGATGCCATAAGCATATCGTTCAATGTCAGGACTGGCACTCGCAAGTGCCGTCTTCAGCGTTCAAGGCAGATCCGCCAATGTCGTGACTGCCTAATCCTTCAAATCAACAGCCTAAATGTATATCTATGAATATTGAGCATAACATCGAAGTCTTCGAGATTGACCGAAAATCAGCAGTCGCCATTACGGTGAATGCTGATCATGTGTGGCGTGAAGAGAAAGACACGCAGCCTGTCGAGATTGAAAAAGGCTTGTCTTATATGCCTTGGGGTCAAGATAATATGATCCCGTATGAGGTCATTAAGCTTATCGAGCAGGATGAGACTATCACCACCTGTATGCAGTTTAATTCTGAAATCTGCTATGGTGGTGGACTGGAATACGACTGCTCTTTAGCTTCTGAATCCATACGCAAGAAGGTTGATGAGTTTGTCCTTCGCAATAACCTTGCAGGATATTTCTACGGCCTTTGCCTTGACCTAAAGCATTTCGCTTTCGCAATTAGCATCGTTTACCTCAATGTCAAAAAGGAGATCGTGCGTGTTGTCCGCAAGGATGCAGCCAACTGTCGCTTTGCTCCAGCGGACAAGAAGGGGCGAATACCTTATATATTGTATGGTAACTGGCAAAAGGGTATTTCGTCAAAGAATGAAGTAGAGAAAATTCCTCTACTTGATTCTGACTTCCCTATTGATGATCTTCTCGTCACTCTCGGAAGAGAGCCGGGCGATGATGGCAAGAAACATGTCAGATCCGAAAGCACTAAGTTTGCGGTCCTGACTAAAATACCTTGCTCTGATAACATGTATTATCCGATTCCGCCATACGCAGCTCTATTCCGTGGTAAGTGGTATAATATAAAAAATCTTATCGGTGTGGCAAAAGAGGCTAACCTCAAAAACTCTGCACCTATCAAGTATCTCGTTGAGATCTCAGATAAGTACTTTGAGCGCATCTTTAAGTCCGCTGGCATTACAGACGAGGTAAAAAAGCGTGAACGTGTAAAGTCCGAAAAGGCTAAGATCATCGATTACTTGACAGGCGCAGAGAATAGCGGTAAGGCCTTATTTGCCAATTTCTATGCTTCTCCAGATGGAAAAGAAATACATGATGTCAAGATAACAAAGATTGATGAGGATGGCAAGCAGGGTGGTGACTGGGCTACGGATATGGTGGAAGCTATCAACATGGTGTGCTTTTCTATGCGTGTTCACTCTAATCTCGTTGGCTCTGTGCCTTCTAAGTCTCAGACAAACAATAGCGGTTCTGATAAGCGTGAGCTTTACACCATCGCTCAGGCTCTACAGAAGCCTTACCATGACCTTGTTTCTCTCGTGCACAACCTTATTATCTATATAAATGGTTGGGAGGGTGTTAAGCCGAATTATCCTTTCATTCAGCTTACCACGCTGGACGAAAATAAGGATGCTAAAAAGGTTTCTCTCGAACAAAATAAAACAGAAGAATAATATGATCATCGAAACAAATACGGAACTGCTTACCTATATACCTAATGTCTTTGCCTCTGCCATCGGGGAAAATCCGCTTCTTGATAAGATGCGGAAATTCCTCGATCTGGCAGAAATTTGGATGAACATCAATATATGTGACCATGCTACCTACGGTGCTTTGGTTTCACAGGAACGTGCATCTGACGTGGAACTGGTGAAGCGTATCGTTGTCAACGATGCTTTTCATCGTGCCATTCCTTACCTCGATTTGGTGCTTACGCCAAATGGTTTTGGCATAGTGTCTAATCAGAACATAGCACCCGCATCAAAGGAACGTGTAGCAAATCTTCGTGCACAGGCTTTGGTTGAGCGTGATATGGCTATATCTCAGCTCTTGACATCGCTAAGAGGATTCAGCGAATGGTGCAACTCTGTGCCTGGCAAGAAGTTCGGGCTTACTGTCATTCAGAATATCGATGTGGCTGTTGAGTGTGGCGAGGATTCCCCATCGATGCGCTTCTGGGTCAAGAACCAACGAGAGATTCACGGCGTTCAACGGATGATCGCTCTCAACTTCGTTTCCGAGCCTGTAATGTCAAGGCTCTGTAACAATCTCCTTAATAACTCCGTTACGGAGGTTGAACGTCCGCTTATTGGCATGATCCACGGTTTCATCGTGGCTTCACTCAAGGAGGAACAACAGCAGCATTGCGAGCTTGAAGAGATGGTGAACTACATCAAGGCGCATATCTCTGACTTCCAAGAGTGGGAGTCATCTGATACTGCTCTCTTATTCAATGACTATTCTTTCGAGAACACTAAGGAAGCTAAAGGCTTCTGGTTTTAGCATTCAACTTTAATCTTTTTACTTTAAACTTTAATCTATAATCATGGATATAGATATTTCCCTCCCTCGTTCATGGCGAGATATGGATCAAAACAAGTTAAAGTATTACTTTAGCTTGCTTGCAATGGGATTCTCCCAAGACCAGATAAAGACTTATTGCCTATTCCGTTGGGGCGGTCTTGAAGTCGTTCAGCAGATGGGCAAAAGCTATATGCTGAAGAAGAATCACCACGAGTTCCTTGCTTCTCCTCTGCTCATAGCTTCTTGCGTGGATAATCTTTCATTCCTCGATGAAATGCCGAATTATCCTACCAATCTACGCAAGATTGGCAAATATAGCTGCTTGCCTTTGAACTTTTCGGAAGTCCCTTTCAAGAAGTTCATCATCTGCGACAACCTATATCAAGGCTACATCGCAACCAAGAAGGATGAATGCCTTGAAGAGATGGGTAAGGTCTTATATAATTCTCCCCGTGTTCCTATCGGAAACCCGGAGAGAATATCTATACTGTACTGGTGGGCATCGTTAAAGAATTACTTTAACGCAGAGTTCAAGTATTTCTTTAACGGTTCGGCTTCTGGCTCTGTGACTGGTGAACAAGTCAAAGCCTCTATGAATGCCCAGATACGTGCTCTGACTGGCGGCGACATCACCAAGGAGAAGGCAGTTCTCGCTATGGATACATGGCGAGCTCTTACCGAACTTGATGCCAAAGCTCGTGACTATGAGGAACTGGAACGTAAATATCCAACAAAGAAGTGATATGGAGAATGAGAAAGTGTTTAATTGGGATGCAGAATCCTTCTTCCGCATCCTTACCCGTGCTAACAAGTTAGCTCAGCAGCATCATTTCAAGTATTGCCGTGTGAGCGGATTGCAAGGCTTTGAGGAAGTCCTTGCCAATTCTCAGTCTGATACCGCCTTTGTCGCTGTGCAGACTGAAGACGACGGATTTATGACGTTGGTCAACTCACCGCACACTCGCAGGGTGAAGACTGTCTATCTCGCCATGCGCTATCCTATCAGTCGTCTGGGTCTGCGAAGCCAATGCTTCTCCATCATGCAGGAGCTTTTCCGACAGTTCATGTCGAAGCTCCTCCAGGAGAAAACACGCTTAGAGCAGAACCATATCTATCTGGACGAGCGCATTCAGTTCTCAGAGATAGAGCAGTATTTCGCCCAGGGATGCGCCTGTGCTTATTTCAATATTGCTACCGAGGTTTACACAGATCTTCGCTTCAATGCGGACGAGTGGAATTCTCGTGTCTTCGATGAAGAATATAATATCTCATTCTACTAATGGCTATTCAATCAACAAAAGAGCTTAAACTTGCCGAGCGTGAGAAGTTCATCAGCGCATTCAATGACACGATGGTTAAGATATGGAAGGAAAGAATTACTCTTCTGGGTGTCATAAGAACAGGCACACTCCTTAACTCTGTTGTCGGAGTAAAATGTAATGCGGATGGGCAATTCCTTCGGGTTGACATTTCCCAGAGCTTCAGAACTTACGGACTCTGGGTTGATTACGGTGTTGGTAAGGAGGTGTACCGGGGTAATCCTGGCGACATCGGGCGTGACAAGGTCAGGCAGAAAAAACGTTGGTTCTCGTTTCCATATTACCGCTCGGTGATGAACCTGAAGGAGTTCATGACCGAGAATCTTGCTAAAGAGTTCTGCGGAATCGCATCGGACATCTTCGATACCGATAAGCTGGCTAAGAACAACTGGAAGCAGGTTTGATGTCTTTTGTCTTTTCTTCCTTACATCCTATATTTGCAGTAAACAAATTAATACAAATTGTATGAGTCAAGTTACAATTACAACCGAACAGGTTCACGAGCTTATCGAGCAGCTTGCGGCTATGACTGCAGCAGCTTCTATCACTCCTGAGATCGTTGCTAACATCTTTGAAAAGATGCGCAATCTCAATGACCAGGAGAGGGAGAAGGTGATTGCTGTGGCAGAAGCGAAGATTGCGGAGATTCAGGACATCGGTATTGCTGCAGATCATGTCACGCTTGATTCGGGAGCAACAGTAGAAGCGGAAGTCTCAGATCTGATATCGAGAGTATATCCGCTTACGGTGTCTTTCGGATCTGGAAGCAATATGGGAGACTACGAGGTTGGCGACCAGATTGTCCCAACGCTTGTGCTCGATATTCTCAGAAGAGGTGTCGATGTTCGTTCAACGGCAACAGTCGCAGTCAATTCGGAATCAGCCGTTGTAGATCCAACGACGAAGACTGTGACAGATACGCTCATGAACTCGGGCACAAAGACATTGCGAGTCAGCGTTACTCAGGCTGAGCAGACTGTTTCACTTCCAGATGCAACCTTCAGATTCCTCAACTACGTTTACGGATTCACAGTTGATTCTAAGCCTGGGAGTAATGAAGATGTGGCAAGCGCGATAATCGCCAAGCAGAGCACTGCAAGCGCACGTGTCTTAAGTTCTGCTACCACGAAGGGAAGTACCGCACTTGCAGCGAATAAATACTACATCTTCGCAGTTGCAGGAAACATTCCACTCGCTTGCAGACACGCGGAAACGAACGGTCTGATTACAGGATGTACGCGCGGAAAGTGCACGGTTCCAAGAATCAACCACACAGCTTCTACTACTTACTCGTATATAATAGTAGAAAAAAGTTCCTCTAGTTGGAATTTCAAGATAACTAACGAAACAGTATAGCTATGGCAAATATTAAGTTACCATTTCCGCTTGAGCGACCAGACGCAAACAAGCCAGTTACATATGCATCGGATATAAAGAGGGGAGATAAGTGGCTGGAACAGGTACTCGACGAGCAGGATGCTTATATCGAAGGACTTGACGACGCGATTAATGGCGAACCAGTTAACGAGACTTTCACCTCAGCAGACTTCTGCGGACTTATCTATGTACCCAACGCCGGAGGTGGAACTCCTGCTACATCAGAGACGTTCACGGATTCTGATTACTGCGGATTATTCTTCTCTCAGGCGATTGCTGAATACGAGGATGTCATAGGCACTTACAATTCAAGCAACCTATGTGAATTCTTCTATTCGAACTCTCAGGGAAAGTTCATCGCAGCAACCTCTACTTACGATGGTATCTATGTTCCCCTTGTTGCTGGCAAGAAGTACAAGTTCAATGGCAGCGTGAAGACATTTGCGACTGAGCCTACGAATGGAACTACTATGTCAGTAGTAACTTCAATTAACAAGGATGTTGCATTCACAGCAGGTGAGAATGATAAGTATGCGTTCGTGACGGTTACACTCGCAAGTTTCTCTGAGCTTACGGTTAAGGAACTGAGGACTCCGACCGCATCCGAAGGACAATTCATGCCTTCCTCAAATGTATATAATGCTATAGTATTTCCTCTGATATCTGGCAAGTCATACCAGTGCGATGCTGATATTCTTACGTTTGCATCTGAGCCTGTTGCAAGCGCATTCGCAAGTTATACCAATTCAAGAAGTGCGAACACAGTCTTCACGGCAAGCGCGAATGAGAATTATGGAATGATCGTTGCAACAGTTGCATCATTCTCAATTGCAACTCTGATAACTCAAGGTAGTGGATCAACAGATCCAGGCTTTATCGCTGCCACATCATCTCAGGATGGTATTAAGTTCCCGCTTACACGCGGGAAGAAATACAGATGCACTCTCGCGCTGAAGACATTTGCGACTCAGCCTGCATTGAATGTATTAGAGTCTGCCATTGGCGAATATAATGCCAACACAGACTTCATCGCAACTGATAACGAGAATTACGCATTCATTCCAATCACCAAGTCAGGCTTCACAAATGTGGTTGTAAGCTCAGACGGAGAGGGCTTGAAGAATAAAGTAGATAGAACTTCAGAGATTATAGGTGGTGAGAATATAAGCAAATCCTATAATTCTGATGATTTCTGCGACTTCATCTATTCGGGAACCTCTGGCGGTGGTGGTTTCGTCCCTGCAACGTCATCGCAGAATGGTATCTGCGTTCCTCTCGTTCAAGGAGCTTCCTACACATTCTCTCAGGAGGTGAAGACATTTGCATCAGAGCCTCACAATGGGGATTCTGCAACTATCATAGCTACTCATAATGCCAATACGGCATTCACAGCAGGTGCGAATGAACAATATGCGTTCGTCGCTGTAACGGTTGCATCGTTCTCATCAGTCATAATGACGATGAGCCAGACGATAAGCAAGACTTCAGCCGATTATGTCGGTTATATGTACAGGGCATCCAATAATACATTCGCCGAGACAACTGAGGGAGTGTATTATAATGGCATTAAGATAGCTCTCACGCCTGGAGTTACTTATCAAGGGTCTCTGTCTATCCGTACATTTGCGGTTGAGCCAGAAGTTGGACAGACGCAAGAATCGGTTGCAGTCCACAACCCTGGAGTATCGTGGGTTGCAGGATCTAATGAATTATGGGGATTCCTCACCGTTGATTACCGAACATTCGACGGTGTAACCATCAGTGCAAGCAAATCTGATACTCTGACATCATCAGACTTCGATGACATCATCTATACAGTCGGAGGTGGATTCGTACCAGCTTCTAACACTCAGTACTATAATGGCATCTTTGTTCAGTTGCAGGAGGATGCAACCTATTCAGCATCGCTGGCACTCAAGACGTTTGCCGAATTACCTGCTGTTAATCAGTCGGCAGTACCAGTGGCGAATCATAATGCCAATACTCCATTCAAAGCTACCGATGAAGAGAAGTATGCGTTCTTCACGATAGACACACGTACATTCTCGCAACTTACCATTACAGCTGATAAGACAGGATTGCTCTTTGAAGTATCTAAAAAAGCCGACAAAAAAGACCTCGAATCGCTTGAGGGGGATGTTACTACTCTTAACACAACCATGCAATCTAAGGCTTCCACAACTTACGTGGATGGTAAGGTTGCAACCGCGAACTCAAAGATAAACAGCTTGCAACGTGAGGTCGATGACCTCGCAGAGCAGATTGACGAGGGAGGTGGTGGAAGCGGTTCTGGTGGTGGAAGCTCTGCTGCAATTCGCAAGGACACCGAACTTGTTGTTGAGGATATTACTGCTGACTTGCAATTCGAAGACGGCTATTGCGACAAGTCTGGTTATAAGGGAGGAAGTAGCAGCTACAAGCGTACTGAGAAGATTCCTTGTAAGGCTGGCGATGTCTTTAAGACATTAAGCCAATATACTTCATTCCGATATATTACTGCATATACAGGTGATACCGTTGTGGCTGCCTCAGGTGCAGAATCCGTGTATAGTTACACAGTTCCAGATGATATTGATGGTATCATAATCACGATATATGCTACTCAGAGTACCGATGAGAAGACTATCGTGAAGAAGAGCTATGAGACTGTCAAACGCAACTCGGCAGAAGTTCCGAGCTTCAAGCAGAGGAAAGCGCGAGTAACAATCATAGATGATGATGGTTACAAGGAGTTCGCGACTTATTTCATTCCGATTATGCGAGAGTATGGCATTCCTATTTGCGCAGCCTGCATGGGCGATGTCACACCTACTGGCGCAGATAATCGCTACATGAACAAGGAAGAAATGGATGAGGTGGTAGCTCTGGGTGGCGAGATACTTGTTCACGGTGGTACACAGCTCAATACATTCCCAACTCTTGAAGAAGCGTATGAGAATGTTCTACTATCTCAGAAGAGCTTGCAGAAGATGGGATATGCTGCTGATGTGTATGTATATCCGAATAGTGGTAATAATATTGCCATTCGTGAGTTCATGGCTCAGCACTTCAAGTGTGCATTCAAGACAGGTTCGCCTCAGAAGTATGACAACCGAACGAACGATAAATGTGTTCCACACTATTTTATCCATCGTTCATCATGTGCAGGATATTACGATGATAAGTCTGCTGATTATGGTAACTATGATACCCATACTATCCAATACTTCCAGGCTCTGATTGACGATTGTGTACAACGTAAGAGCTGGTTGGTATTCATGACTCACGTTTGGATGATGCCACCAGCATGTAGCTGGCGAACAAGAGAATCACATCAAAATGAAGTCTATTACTGGAAGGGTGATGGAACTGACCTCGACGAGTTCGCACTATTCAGACAAATAATCGAGTATATTCTTCAGCTCAAACAGAATGGTGTTGACATCGAGATTGTAACCGCATCAGAAGGATTCGACATGTTCAGAAATGTTCAACAATGTGGTGATTATCTCGGATATTGGAATGAGGATATAAGAGATGTGTCTTATTACCAACATGCTAAGCCAGGCTCAGCGTTCAATGCTGTGGGCGATTGGGATCTCCCTGCAAGCGGTAAGATTGATCACGAGTAGCAGAAAAGGGATCTTAACATGTTTTCCAAACGTGTTAAGATTCCTTTTTTGCGATAAAGCGTGAATTTTCTACGCATTTTCGCACTTCGATATTGCAATTTCCCTGTTTTTAAGGTTGCTTTTATCAAAATAAATCGCATTATGCGCTATTTTGCGGAATTTTCCGTATCTTTGTACTATAATTAGCAATTACCGAACAATGAATAATAGCATAAGTACCTACAAACGTTTCTTGCAATTGAAAATGATGGCTAAGTATGGTATCTTCACACTTGCGTTCATCACGTTACTGTATACCATACTTTACTTCTTCTTCGGGTATGAAGTCAAATGGACTTACATACTCTACTTCGCATTCGCGATGATACTGCGTATAGTACTGTCAAAGGCTTTCGGATTATGCTGGATACACAGAACTTGCATAATATACAACTTCCTCGTCTCTGCCTGTATAATTACAGATAATGACACTATACATCGATTGACAGGATTCACCTATCATCAGATGATGGGTGCCTTCGCTTTCATTGGTATAATATTATTCGCTCTGGTCATATGGAAAGTAATGATAAAGAAAAATTGCTGATGGAGTTTGCAGTTATCAATACGATGATAACCGAAAATCCTTGCGGATTGAAAGACTCGCTTTTCAGTTCGCTAAAAGACGTTATCAAGTCTATTATCGGGACTCACTGCATCAAGGGCGCAACTCGTGAACAAGTGGCTAAATACTTCGGGCGTGATGTCAGAACTCTTTCCCATTGGAAGGAAAAATTTCCTGACTTCCCAACGCCCAAAAAAGATTTTGCAAGCAATAAGACATATAACTGGATGGAGGTTATAGAGTTCAAACTAAGGCATCCAGAGTTGTTTCAGAAATAGTCCTAAAGCGGAAATGGCTTACCGTGCTTTGCTTTTGGCGGTCATGCGAAACCTTCGGGTTCGCATGACCGCCAAAATTTTTCCATTTCCTTAATTAGGGCATCGCTTTTTGAGTTTATATCTTTGCAAGCGATATAAACCTCAAAATAACTCATATATATGGAACAACCTAATTTTTCTATTGCAGATCTCGCTGCCGTGACTAAAGACAAAGACAGCGGTGCAAACTGGAATAACCCGATGTGGCTGCTCTGGGCTATCCTCTTCGGTGGTGGAAACTTCGCCAACTTCGGTGGACTGAATCGTGGTCAGGGTTTGCAGGATTCAGAGATCATGGCGCAGCTCAACTCTCTCCGTGAACAGATTGCTGCTAACCAGAACGCGAACATCCTCAATGGCGCAGTCAAGGACAACGGCAGCGCTCTGAACACTCTTCTCGGTGCTGTGAACCTCGGTTTCGCTGGCACAGGTGCTAACATCAACCAGGCTTCTATGGCTAGCATGATGGCGATGAAGGATGCACTCTATCAGATCGCTACAAGCGAGTGTGACATCAAGTCAACCATCCTCAATCAGACTAACCAGTTGTCTGCTCTGATAGCTCAGACTGCTAACCAGACTCAGGCTGGCATGACAAATCTCGGTTTCGCTATCGCTAACCAGACAAATGAGCTTAACACCAATGCTAATGCGAACACCCAGAGGATCCTTGATAAGATGTGCGAAGACACTACTCAGGCTCTCCGTGACAAACTCGCAGAGGCTTCACAGGCTGCTCAGACTGCAACAATCATCAGCTCTCTCAAAACGACAGCTGCTGCTTAATCTCCAATCGAGGGATGTGCCAAGCCTTATGACTTCACACATCCCTCTTAATCTTATTTTCATATGAATTATAAATCAATGGTGAAAACGGCTGTTGCGATGGGAAAGTCGAACGAAACAATGTGGCAGTCGGTTGAATATTTTAACGAGATGTTAGAGCGTCTAGAAGAGAAAGACCCAGCGGAATACTGGAGGATCATGCGCAAGCAATCTGAGCTTATGTTTGGCAAGCATTACACGGAAGACTTCGCCAAGCACGATGTCAGCCTTATGACCTATAAGGATCGTGACGGCAAGACTAAGCATGGCGAGCATTGGAGCGTAGAAGAGGTGATTGATGCTTGCGAGGGTGATTCCTTCGACCGCTCAATCACGGATTATGACAAATACGTTGCTTGCAACATCATCTATACTGACTTGTGCAATGTCCTCACAGATGAAAAGATTCTCGAAGTCGCTATGACTTTCTTCTTCAAGGACGAGGATTGGGGCAGTCCTACGAAAGTCTGGGACTATATGTCGGCCAAGTATTAAGCAAGAAAAAGGCAGAAACCGCAGGACTGCGTTTCTGTCTTTTGTTTTTTATAATGCGAATTGTATATTTGCAACAGTTAAAAATAATCATCACTTATGGACGACGTAACGAAATCATCTCTGATTACCCAAGGCGTGACGGCTGGGTTCTTCTCCCAGTACATCCACGCTATCTACATAGAAGTTTTGCCCTGGCTCATCCCGGCTATACCGCTCATCCTACTTGTTTGCAAGTACGGCCGTATGAATGCCAAGGCAAAGAAAGAGGAAGTGACATGGTGTAAGACTGTCAAGATGGCTATCAACAAGGTCTTCAACTACATCTGTTGGATAATGATTGCCTGTACTCTATCCATAGCCTTCGATTGCACAGCCATTGCCTATTGCATCATGGCTATAGTCTATGGCTTAGAGCTTATGAAATGCGTTCTAAGGTATGTTCAGAGCCAGGGCTATAAGGTTTCCGAACGGCAAGCCTTAATCGTCTTCCTTAAGATCATACTCCAGAAGTTCACATCTACGGATGTAGAGGCAGAAAAGATTATTGAAGATAATTAGGGGAAATTCCCCGATAATTTCCAAATATTTCTCTTATGAAAGCAAGTGATATCCTAATAGCTGAAATCAAAAGTTGTGAGAGCCTTCGCCTGAAGGCTTATCGATGTCCCGCTGGTGTTCCTACCATCGGCTATGGCTCTACTAAGGGCGTGCGTATGGGCATGATCATCACCAAGGAGGAAGCCGAAAAGCGTCTTCGTGATGACCTCTCAACAGCCGAGAGATACGTCAACGGTCTTAACGTATGCAAGACACAAGGGCAGTTTGATGCCCTCGTGGATTTCGCATTCAACGTTGGATGTGGAAGGCTCAAAACATCCACTCTACTTAAGTATATCAGAGAGGGCAAGCCTGTGTCTGAGATTCAGAAACAGTTCCTTCGTTGGAATAAATCGGGTGGGGTAGTCCTTGCAGGTCTAACTAAACGTCGCCAGTGGGAGGCAAATAGATACGCACAATGAAAGACACGGATAGATACGTCAAGGCTCTTGCAACCGCCTTTGTCCTAACACTCGGCCTGTTGCTTTGGATTGGTGCAATAGCATCAATAATCTGCTCTTGTGCCTCTCACAAGGAACGTGTATCTATCCATACGAGCGATTCAATCTCAGTAGTCCAGGAACACACCGCACAATCATCCTCTTTCGAGAGCATGATCCTACGGAATTTTTCAATTGACTCCATAATTCTATCTGAAAGGTTGTTAATTCCAGACAGTACTCACCAGGAAACCGCTCATGGTTCTGAGCGAACGTTGATCATTCGCGGATTCCGCGGTGGCACTATCGAGAACAAAAAAGAAATAGAGGAACGCGAATCAAAAAGGGACTCTTTTAAGCAGCATCACGAGAACGATTCAACGAGCCAGAACAGCGAAACGCGAACCGCTGGGGCAGCCCTAACACAGTTCTCAACAACTGATCTTATCCTATTATTAGTAGTTTTAATCATAGTGTTTTTGTCTAAAGAATTGTATTATAAGTGTAAGAAATGATTTTTTTCTTGATTTAAGGTTTTAATTTAGGGTTAAATCAAACCATTGGAAATAAATGTTTCATTATTTACTTTTAGTTAATAGATGATGAAGAAGGCACAATCCGCGAGGATAGTGCCTTCTTTCATGGCAGTCTCACCGCACTTTTAAGCACTTTCCGTAGTGCTTATTTATCTCAGTACAAATCAGTACTTTAGAGCTTGCAGCACAAAAGTACAGTTTTATTTGCCCTTCGATACTCCTTCGATCAAGGTTCGTTCATCCTTCGTTCTGCCTTCGCTTTTCCTTCGTTCCAGAGCGAACAAAGAGCGAAGGCACAGCGAAGGATCTTCCTAACCAGAGCATAAGCAAATCCCCTCCAAATCCCATCAATGACGGGAAATGGAGGGGATTAGATTTGGGTTAGGAGATAGTCACGTTGATAGGCTTTCCGCAATGTGGGCATTTCATGCTTGATGGTTGCGATGCCTCAAACAATTCGGGAATTTCTACATCAAGAACATCCGCTATTTCGGAAAGCTTTTCAATACTAAACACGTTGCGTGTCAAAGCCTGGGAAAGGGATGTGCGTCGAATTCCAAGTTTTTCAGCCAACTGCTCCAAGGTCAAACCTCTGCTTTTGGCTATTTCCTTAATGCGAAGCTTTGTATTTGCCATAAATGTAAATGTAATTTGATACAAAAGTAATATTTTTTCGCAACAATGCGAACAAAAACAGCGTATATTTATAGAATATTCGCATATATGTAAATATTTGTTAATTTAGAACACACATTTGTAAATGTTCGTAAATAAGTATATGTATAATGTTATTTTTCGTAAACAAGTAGCTTATTTACGAATATTTATTTGTTTATGTTCGCAGATATGTATATCTTTGCACCAACAAAACAAAATACAACATTATGGTAACAGTATTAGAATACACGGCACTCTATGACGAGGTCAATGGTGCTAAAGGTGCAATAGACACCAACAATATCTTGGATCCCGAAAAGGGATGGGTAAGAACCTTCAACAACGGAAGCAGAAGGTCGATACTGGTAGGACAACAAGAGGGTGAGATTATCAAGCTCAGAGCTTGCATAACAGAAGCTCTCACGGAATACTTCAAGGAGAAGTTCGAGCCTATGCCGGAAGAAATCTTCTATGGCACGGTCAAAGCTATGCTTTGCTTCGCTCGAACAGGATTCGAGGAAAGAGGTTCGGGCAAAGACCGCACAATGTGGCTAACAGAAGAGGCAGGGGATCTGCTCTAACCTATAAACACAAAAGGATATGGAAGCAATAGTTTATGCTGTAGTAGCCGTGGCGATAGCCATTGCCTACCACTCCTCAGAGGAGTATCGTAGATGGGTAGATAATCTACCTGAATAGTTTGAGCACACGCACAGAATAGTAGTCTGGCACAGAAAATGGATGATGCGCGGAAACCTTACGGCCCGCACATCATCCATTTCTCTTTTGTGCCAGACTCCTATACAGTGCTACCGTGCTTTGTCAATAGATAGGTATTGGGTAAGCCCGAAATAAGCTTTTCGGGATGCCCGAAATTTTCGGAGCACATCCCAAACTCTTTTTTCGGGCACACCCATGCTCTTCTACCGCCCGATGAGCTGAAAGAAGTGTTAAAAAATTAATATCAAATTTTAACATTTGTTTACATATTCCGAGGCGGTTTGAGGCGCAATCCCGAAAAATCCGACAGGGAGTCTGGGGGCTCAACCTTTAGAAATAAACGTGATTTTATTGCATTCAACCCGTTTATTGTCTAAAACAGAGGCTTTTTCTTTTGCTATATGCGGAAAATCGGTCTTAATTGGAAATCCCGAAATGCAGTTTTCGAATTAAGCCCGATTTTCCGCATCGAGGTTTGGTATAAAAAGCATCCGGGACAACGTATGTTTTTATGTCTTTTGAGATATGAACATCTACCCATATATTTGCTAAAAACAAGAAATATATGAGTGATTTTTCATCTAATTCTACCATTAACCTCTCCGTCAACGGTCAAGGTGTTGAGGAGAAATTAAAGAAATATCAGAAGCAACTCGTTGAACTCAGGGAAAAAGCTCAACGTGCTGCTGAAATTGGCGATAAAGGCACGCTCCAGAAGACTCAGAAGGAGATTCGCAAGGTCGAAAGCGAGATGCGAAAGGTCAGAACGGCTACTGCAAACGTGGAAGATACCCTCAGAAATCTCGACAAAGCCACGCCTAAGACGCTGAAAAAGGATCTCCAAACGCTGAAATCCCAGCTTAACGGTCTAGAACGTGGTTCTGATGCGTGGAATGCACATATCGAGAAGATTAAGATCTTAAAGGCAGAGTTGAATAAGATAAACGGCGAAATGAAGCTTACAGAGGGTTTCTGGGACAGATTGAACCGCAAAATGAACGACTGGCAAACTTCGTTAGCCGCTGGTGCTGCTGCTCTGACTGGTGTAATCATGGCAGGGCGTTCGGCTGTGAATGCCTATGCAGACATGGACGCAGAGCTTGCCAATGTACGCAAGTTTACGGGAATGACAGCCGAAGAGGTGGCAGATCTTAACGAGGAGTTCAAGAAGATGGACACCCGAACCTCACGTGAAGAGCTTAACAAACTCGCACAAGAGGCTGGCCGACTGGGCAAACAGTCAAAGGAGGATGTGCTTGGATTCGTCAAAGCTGCTGATGTCATCAATGTTGCCCTTGATGATCTTGGCGATGGTGCTACTCTCACCCTCTCCAAACTAACAAGCATCTTTGGTGATGAGAAGATTTACGGAACAGAGCAATCCTTGCTTAAGGTTGGCTCTGTTATCAATGAGCTTTCTCAGAACTGCACGGCATCCGCTCCATATCTCGCTAATTTCGCCCAGAGACTTGCAGGTGTTGGCGCACAGGCTAAGATGACAATCCCTGAAATCATGGGATATGCAGCCGTTTTGGATTCGCAAGGTCAGGCAACAGAGATGTCAGCAACGGCACTCTCAAAGCTCATCATGGATCTTTTCAAGGATTCCTCAAAGATTGCAAAGGCTACAGGTCTTGATCTGAAGGAATTCAACGAAGCCTTGAAAAGGAGTACTAACGAAGGTCTCGTGATGTTGCTCGAACGCCTTCACGAGCTTGGCAATATCGATGTCCTCGCTCCTATATTCAAGGATATGGGCGAGGATGGAAGCCGTGCATCTGGTGTTATCGCTGCTCTCGCTGGGAAAATCGAGATGGTGAAATGGGAACAACAGGAGGCTAACAGGGCATACGAGGAAGGTACATCGGTTCTGAACGAGTTCAACGTGCAGAATACAACGGTTCAGGCAGGTCTTGACAAGGCGAAGAAAGGTGTTCAGGAAATGGCTGTGAAGCTTGGTGAGGAATTAATGCCTGTAATGTCTCACGTCATTTCCTCAACGACAATCATTATGAAGCTAATGAGTGCAACCATAGGCTTTGTTAAAAACAATGCCTCTGAACTTCTTGCACTCGTGGCTGCATTTGTGGCATACAAGATTGCCGTGAATGCATCAAATATAGCATTTAAGATCCACTATGGCTACCTTGTTGTCAGCAAGGCTGCAACAACAGCATATACCGCAGTCACAAAGGGATTGACGGCTGCAAAGCTCTTGCTGAATATGGCCGTGGCTAAGCTCAACGGCAATTACGCCAAGCAACAGCTCTTGACACTCAGCCTGAGAAAGGCTGGTGCTGCTCTTGCTACTGGCTATGGCATACTTGCAGCTGGTGCAGTTGCTCTGGGAGTCGCCATTTACAAGGTCATTAAGCGAATGACCGAAATGTCGAAGACTGAAAAGATGTTGGCAGACATCCGAAGAAAGGCGAATGAATCCATTCAAGATCAGAAATTCAAGCTCGAACAACTCCGTAAGGTGGCAAAGGATGAAAACGCATCGCTCAAAGACCGTCTTTCGGCTATTGACCAACTCAATAAGATTGTGCCTGGATATAATGCGAGCCTCGACACCACGACCGGGAAATACACCGAATCAACTAAGGCATTGAAGAAATACAATGATGAGTTAGTTCGCAAGTATGAGATTGAAGGTGCAGAGGCAAAGCTTAAGGAACTCGGAAGCAGAAAAGCAGATCTAAAACTGCAACAGGTCTATGACGAGAACGAAAGGAAAAAGGTAGAAGCAAGATCCAAAAATAGCAGAAGTACTCCTGTTATAGCATCTGCCGAATCGCAAGACCTCCAAGCTAACAGAGCCGTAGGAACTGCCGTAGATTTTACTATCATCGACAGTCGAATAGCAGCAAGAAAGAAAGAGTTAAGGGAAATCGAGGAACAAGAAAAAGTTCTCACAAAGCTTTACGGCGAGGACTTCAAAAAGAAGGTTCTTGACGAAGGCAAAAAGGAAGAAACAAAGCAAAATGGTGGTGGCGGAGGCAATGGCGATGAAGAAAAGAAGAAAGGTGACAAGTTCGCGAAGGAAAAGGCATGGAAGGACAAGGAACTTGCACTTAATCGTATCGCCTACGCTACTGGCAAGAAGGATTATGAGCAGTATCAGAACGATATCCTCGAAATCGAGAAACAGTATCAGACGAAGATTCTTGCCCGTAAGGATCTTACGGAACAGGAATCGTTAAATGCACAGGCTGAATACTGGGAAGCAGAAAAGAAACTGGGCATTAACGGGATGAATGCCCAGAAAGAGGCTATCGATGACTATTACAAGTCACTGAAAGCTATCGAAGATCAGAGATATGTTGATGGTAAGATCTCAATAGAGCAATATAATAATGCTCTCAACCAGCTTGAGCTTAAGCACCTGAAAGATATTATATTAATATACAAAGAGGGAAGCAAGGAAAGGAACGAGGCAGAGGCAAAGTATGATGATGCCCTTCTTGCTGATCAGAAGCGAAACCGCAAGAAGATTGAGGACATGGAGAAAGAGCATCGCAAGAAGATGGAGGAGATTAGCAAGGATGTTTTCGGCGATACTCCTTCCAAACAAAAGGCGATGTTCGACACGGATGTTGCAGCCTTGACAGCAGTCTATGAGCAAGAGAAAATAGCTGCTGCTGGCAATAAGGAAGATCTTCTTCGTATAGAAGAGAACTTCCAAAAAGCAAAGATGGCTCTGGCTTACAAGTACAACCAGATTACAGCAGAGAATGGCTTTAACTCTATGCAGATTGCAAACGAAAAGCTGTTTCAATGGATGGAGTCAGAGCAAGGGCAAGCAGTCCTCCAGACTTACGATATTGTCATGGATGGTATGACTAATATCTTCACAGCTTGCTCAGACATCATCCAGGCAGAGCTTGAAATTGAAACTGCTGCAATCGAGAAGCGGTATGAAAAGGAGATTTCAGCAGCCGAGGGGAACAAGTACAAGGTTAAGCAACTGGAAGAGAAGAAGCAGAAAGAGGAAGCTGCTGCTAAAAATAAGGCTAACAAAAAGATGTACGCAATGCAAGTGATGCAAGCCATTGCATCAACTGCTATGGGTGCAATCAACGCTTACAGCTCTGCTGCACAAGTTCCTTTAATTGGTTACATCTTGGCACCAGTTGCAGCTGCTACTGCTGTGGCTGCTGGTATGCTCCAGATAGCCAACATCAAGAAGCAACAGCAGGCTTCAGATGCACAGGGTTATGCTGAAGGTGGTTATACTGGCAGTGGTGGGAAGTATGAGCCTCGTGGTATCGTCCACGCTGGCGAGTGGGTTGCAAGTCAGAAGCTGCTTGCCAACCCTCAGACGGCAGCCATCATTCAGGCTCTGGACTATGCCCAGAAGACTAACACGATAGGCTCTATCTCTCCGTCGATGGTGTCCAACGACACGACGGCTGCTGCTACTATCGCAAGGCTCAGCAGCTCTTCGTCTTCTTCAAGCGACAATGGGCTTGCTGATTCTCTTTCTCGCCTTAACAAGCGACTCAATGAGCCGTTTGTTACAGTCAACACAATGACTGGCGATCACGGCATCAAGCAAGCTCAGGATGAATATGACATCTACATCCGCAACAAAACTCCTAAATCACGCAGATAATGAGAATACTGATTAATCATAAGGAAGCAGTCATCAAGAAAGGCAGCTCGTTCGAGTTCATTTCAGAAAATCGCTACTTCACAGGCTCAGATTCATACACACTCGCCATAGAATTTCCGCTTGCTGATTGCCCGAAGAACTTAGCTATTTTCGGGCATATCAACCGAAAGGATATTGTGACAAAGCAATATCTTTTCGATTGTGAGATCTTCGCTGGGAAATTCTATAAGCTTGGCTCTATCACTATCACGGAGATTAGCGACAAGTCGGTAAAGTGTCAGTTCCTCGAAGGGCGTTCAGTCCAGAACTATGACAACACGCTTGATGACATCTACATCAACGAGCTTCCACTTGGTTATTGGCCTGATGCATACTCTAACACTTCCGTTGCGGAACAGTTTCTTATATGCGAGATACCTACATATACGGCAGTTCCGTGGGTAAACAATTCAAACGGAAATTTACAGAACGCAATCATCTACACCGATGACGTTCTGAACTGGGACCCTGACTTCGTTACCTCTACGGAAAAACGCGTTTCCTTCATGCCGTTTATGATTTTTATTTTTAAGAAAATCTTCGACGCACTTGAATACACATACGACATTCAGGCATGGATGGCTAGCCGCTATAAATGGCTGCTTATCTGCAACTGCGTTCCGGGAGCATGGGATAGGACAGACTGGGCTTACGTCTTACCTCGATGGACGGTAACGGAATTCCTTGAAGAACTCGAAAAGCTGATGAATTGCCAATTCGTGGTTGACAGCGTTACCAAGACAATCAAGATGTCTTTCCCTTCCACCGCGTCAGCCAGTCAGAACGTCGTAGAAATAAAAGCTATCAACGAATTTACTGCCACCAAGACAGAGGAAGACGAGTCTGAATACGAGGAGAATATGGGCAAGAAGTATGCCGACGTAGATAGCGAAATATTCACGGCTATGGTCTCAACTATTCCGAGGGAGGAGGAAAAAAGACAAGATGCTTTAGGACCTGGAAGGTTCTTTTCAAATTTCCCCGTCGATGATAGCCATCAGACGTTAGAGGATATAATGGAGCTTCCATGTGAAACTATCCCGACAAGCCAGATTTTCTATAGGAACACAAACGGTTGCTACAGAGTAACAGGGAAGCCTCACTACTACGTGCCCAAAGGAAAATTCTGTAAATTCGATTATGACAATGGAGACCACTACAACCCGCAAAGGAATATTGACAGCACTCAGTTCTACGCTCAGAGGGTTGGGGAATTCGCACCTATAGAACCAAAGGATGCAGACGGGAAAACCATCGAACTAAAGATAGTTCCTGCCATAATCGACGAAATCGATTATGACTTTGCCGTTTTCCTCGATCCGGGAGAAATGAAAAGCGATGATGACATCTACGAAGACTACGACGGCTCTACAACTAAAGGTGACATATATTTAAGGAAATATGACAAAGCCGACCCTGTAGAGATTTACGACAAAATATTTGTGGCTTTCTGGAACGCAGCCATCTTCGACGAGTTCATTCAGGAAAGGACACTTGACACAGAGAGATGGGAAAGACATGCATCTTCTCAACAGTCATGGTGGGAATTCGTGTACGACACGATGACAAAAAGACAGATACCGCATCCTATCATCTCGAACTATGAGCCTGTATGGGCTGAATCTGTTTTGCACCCGACATTCTTCAAGTTCCTATCTAATGAAAAGACATACTCACTTGCCCTAGAAGCGAGCAAAATAGTCAATAAGAAGATCGAGGGACGTGTGAAATACACAATCAAGTTCATATCAGACAATGTGCCTGATGTTGGCTCTGTGTTCCTCATCTCCGGGCAGCAGTTCTTGTGTAAAAAAATAACTGCGACATTCACGGAAAAAGGAATGTCGCAGATGCTAAAAGGCGAGTTCTACAGAATTGTCGTTCCAGTACAAGACACAGTACCAGAACCACAACCAAACCCAGAAACAGAAACAGAAACAGAAACAGAAACAGAAACAGAAACAGAAACAGAAACAGAAACAGAAACAGAACCAGGAGCAGGATAAAATTTATAAGCTACCTACATAACCTCTCAGCTCTTCATTTGCCTTCGCAGTCGCATGACGAGTATATACATCCGTGATTGCAAGCGAACTGTGTCTTGCCTGGTCACGGATGGTTATATTCGTCACGTTCCGATCCGCCAGTTCTGTAATGCCTGTATCCTTCAGACTGTAGAATTGGTATTTTGATGAGAATCCCAACGTCGAACGAAGCTTATCCCACCTCTCCCCGAATCTGGAAGGACTTATCTCATATTCCCCTGGCTTCATTCGACGTGAGAAGATGTAGAAGTCGGAAGGGTAGTTGCAGAGTCCTAGGCGCTGAATGTATGTTTCCACTTTCTCGTTGAGCGTGATGTATTCATCCTTTCGGTTCTTTGCCTGATCGCCACGAATGTATATCGTATGGCTCCGCAACTGCAAGTTCTTTACTTGCAGACGGCAAAGCTCCTGGGGACGAATGAAACAGTAATATAATAGGTAACAAGCAAGCAGAAACATCTTATCATTCTCATCCAGATACTCAGCTATATCCTTCACAACTTCAAGCGGAATCAATTCACGCTGCTTCTGGATCATGCGTGATGCTATCTTCTTGATGGATCTCGCTGGATTCTCCTTCAATATTCCATGCTCAACGAAATAAGCAAAGAATATATTCAGGAAGGTAAGGTAGTTGTTTCTGGTTCTGGCGCAAAACTTCAGATCCAGAAAGACATAGTCAAGGATAGAATTACAGTATCGGGTATCAAACTGGTAGAGATAAGTTATCTTGTTCAGATTCGTGGTATAATCCACGAGCTTAACAATATAACTCTTGTAAGCGGCGTATGTCTGCTTGCGGAAAGTGCCTTCTGCATACATCCGTTCGTTATAGGCTGTAAATTCAGCAAACGCATCTGAGACGAGCATCATGTCAGAGCTGCTCATCTGCTCGATGAATGGATTCCATCCAGTTGCGAGCTTACCAGTCAGTCGTCTGATAAGCTCATTCGCATACTGTTTCCTCTGCTTCTTCTCGATGCTGTTTAACTTGATTCGCTTCCGATGGAGCTTATCAGTAAGCGGATTATAGACATAATACTCCACATAATCGCAACCGTGAGTCTTGCGAAAAACAGGCAATTTGTAGCCCAATAAAGACGCATTACTTATGCGTGTAAGCTGATTTTTTTGAGACATTTTTTTTTTGGAAAGACTCTCCGAGCCCTCCCAAATTACGGTGTGTCCCGACTTTGTCCCGACACTCCGTTTCATTTTTTACCTAACACGCTGAGTTTCATTCGCGTGCGGTAAAAAGAGGTTGGAACAGGACGTTCTCAACCTCGTTTCTTGGGCGTGCTCAGTATGTTCTAATATTAGCACATGAATATAATTCAAAGATTGTTTGTACCGCTTTTGTCCCGGTACATTTGTAGTAATTCCTTGGTGGAAGCTAAAGCTTCTTCCAATGCTTCTATGCGCTTTTGCTTCTCCTTCAGAAGTGTTTTCAGTTGTTTTGTCTCGTCATCATCTGACGAAGACTTAGGAACTGAGACCACTTCCAATCCCTCTACGTCTTCAAAGAATGACAGAGGGGACAAGCCAAAAGCAATACACATTTTCTCTAATTGAGAACACGTTAAATCTGCCTTTTGGATCAGTTGCCAAAAGTGAGCACGAGAATAACCAGTCTTATGCGCAAGAATTGTCTGATGAAGACCTCGTTTCTCTATCTCCGTGCGTAAAATCAAACCTATATCTTTCATAGCTCCAGTATATAAATTACTTTACATATTGCTATCTCCATATTGCAAAATCCAAGAAAATGAGTGATAGAAATCACTTTCTTGTATAGTTTTCTCTTTACATTTGTATAAAATAACTATCTTTGCAGTGCTAAATATAGCAATATTACTTTAATTAGACAAACGAAAATGGAAATATTTAACGCAGAATTGAAAATTTGGCTTGATTCGCTAGGTCGAGTTGACAGAATGAGAGCATCGAAGCAGATTTGCGATGCTTGCAAGGTCAAACGGAAAAAACTCTACAACTGGACCAGCGGATCTACAAAGGTAGAACCCTTGTATCAGGAAAAAATCAGCGAAGTGCGCAAGCGTTTCGGATAGGCTCCAGAAATGCCTAATGGAAGGATGGCAGTTACCGTAAGGATCTGCGATGTACTTTGACAATGTAAGATGCCTTATTCCGTAAGGGTAGGGAGAACGCTCGGTAATGGATGCCCGAAAGGTAACTTAGGGAGTGTTTGTTCGTGATGAATCGAACGTTAAGTTCAGAAGTATAACCGCTTTCATATCTCTGTAAAAAGCGTAGGATGCAAGTTTATTGGGAAGAGCCTGAGAGATTCATCGCTGTTTGCACCGACTACATCCATAGCTATTCGAATCTGGGAACATCTTACACATCTTCGGAAACGGCAACATCCTTCCATTTTTTTTATTCTACGTAAAAACCCAAAAACTAAAACAAATATGATCTATGCACTTATTGAAGCCAAAAGAGAGTCCGGAAAGACTTGTGAATGGCGAATCGAAATGAAAGATGAACTATTTCGTCTTTCTGTCAAGGAACTTGAACAGCGTTGTCTGTACGTAATAAACAAGGCGAATCTCCGATTCTGGGACAGATTCGTCAGTTGTAGATACATCAAGAAAGTAATACAGTAACGCCCTTACTTAAAATATATACATCGCCCCTGCCTGTCGTGACGACAGGCAGAATGGTAGCAGCACATCGGCAATCTCACACATATTGTTTAGGTTAGTAGAATTGTTATTTTTTTTCATATCTAAATCGCCAACGGGTGCTTTCGGTTCGAATCCGAAGCTACCATCAAAACAAAATACAACAAAATACAACAAAATACAACAACCATGTTTAACAAAGAAGACGTAAAGAGGATGAACGCTCTGACTGATATTAGAGAGTTTATCCCTGGACTCAGCGGCATGGGCAAGCATAAATATACTGTATGTCCATTCTGCGGTAAGTCTGGCAAAGGAAAAGGACTCGTCACTTATACGCCCAAAGGAGGAAGTGCCGAGAGTGCTGCTTTTTGCCATACTTGCGAGAAAGGTTTTTCTTCCGCTACCGATGCCGTGATGCATTATGAAGGTCTCTCATTCCCAGAGGCCGTCAGACTTGTTTCCGAAAAGACGAATTTCATTATCGAGGAGGAGAAGAAGCCAGAGCGCAAGAGAAAGACGGTTAAGGCAGAGGAAAAGACTGTTGCTCCGAAACGGACACGCACTAAGTCCTTCTGTGAGCGTCAGCTGGAAGCATCTGGTCTTACAGTTGAGGATGTTACTGCTATCGTCAAGAATACGGACGGTAGCGAGCTCCGCATTCCTACCTTCGTAAGAGGTGGCTACGATACCGCTACATGGACGTACAACCTTAAAGACGACGAGATGCTTATATTTTACTATGACCTCAATGGAGATCTCGTAAAATATGCTAGTCGTGGTGCAGCAGGTCGTCAGAAGGACTATGTGCGCGTGAGGTGGTCTAACCCAGACCTCCATAAGAGTCCGAAGGGCAAGGGAGTGAAATATCAGACACCACCTAATGCGCAGTCAAAGCTTTATTTCCCACAGCTTATCAGAACCTACTATCAGAACTCCACACCTCTCGAAAAACTCATTATTCAAGAGGGCGAGAAGAAAGCGGAAAAGGCGTGTAAACATGGCATCCCGTCAATCGCCATACAAGGTATAAACAACATCGGTAACAAAGAGACTGGTATAATCCAGGATCTTCAATACCTTGTTCAACGATGCCAGATAAAAAAGGTTGTGCTGCTCTTTGATAGCGACTGGGATCACCTCTCCAGTTCGCTATCTGCAAATGATGTGGTAGATATGCGTCCAAAATCTTTTGCAGGAGCAGCCAAAAAGTTCCGAACCTATGTGGAGTCGATGCAGAACGTCAACGTTTCCGTTGATGTGTATATAGGTCACATCAATGAGAATGCGAATGACGAAAAAGGTATTGATGACCTCTTATGTGGCACTCTGAAAGGTCAGGAGAACCTTTTGGCAGCCGACATTAAGACTGCTATGCTTGCACACGATGGCAAGAGCACTTATGTCAATATCCATAAGATCTCCACCTTATCAGATTACCAGATAGATTCTTTCTGGAATCTCCGTGAGCCCGAGAAGTTTTTTGAAAGATACAGAGCGCGGCTTGAACCTTTAGGCCGTTTCAGAATCAACCACATGACTTACTATGTGGAGGATGGAAAGCTGAAGGTGGCGACTAAGTATGACTCTGATAACGAGCTGTGGAATGTCGATATTGACGAGAAAGGAAAGAAGACTGTTTCCTTCGTCAATCGTGAAATGCTGAAATTTATTGCAGCCAACGGTTTTTATCGCATTCACACTAAGGATCTCGGAACTGATGAATATAAGTTCGTGCACATCGAGGACAACATCATCAAGGATTCTGGTATCAACGAAATGCGCAACTTCGTTTATCAGTTCGTCGAGGACAACTGCAAGGATGAGGACGTGAAGGAATACTTCTCGTCAAAGGTTGAGTATATAATGAGCCAGGGCAAGCTTTCTCTTCTCCAGATGATTGATGATAACTTCGATATGTTTACTCCGCTCACACAGCGTTTCTACTATGAGAATGGATGTGTAGAGGTGAATGCTGATACTATCGAGATAAAGGAGCAGCACGCTGTTGTCTGGCAAAACAAGGTTAAGCGAAGACAGTTCCAGCGTTGCCCTATCTTCAAGTCGGTCACAAAGGATAGCAAAGGTAATTTCTCTATTGTCCTAACTCCAGAGGGCGAGAAATGCGAGTTCTTGCGTTTCCTTTACAACACTTCGAACTTCTGGCAAGGTCAGGACCGAATCACAGAGGAAGAGCGTAACACTTGGAATCATCACGTCATTAACAAGATTACGGCTATCGGCTATCTGCTTAATGACTTCAAGTATCAGACAGAGCTGAAAGCAGTCATAGCGATGGACGGTCAGATGGGTGACATTGGTCAGAGCAATGGTCGTACAGGTAAGTCGCTCATCGGTCTTGCGATCAGCAAGATGCTGGAGCAGACTATCATTGATGGTCGTAATACGAAGAATGATGATGACTTTATTTATTCCAACGTGAAACCGCAAACACGAAATATCTTCCTTGATGATGTCAAGGTGAATTTCGACTTTGAACGCTTCTTCTCTGCTATTACAAGTAATATGCAGATAAACCCGAAGGGAGAAAAGCGGTATGAGATAGAACTGGAGAGGTCTCCTAAGTTCTACATCACTACGAATCATGCCATCAACGCCACAACGAGCAGTTCCATTCAGCGTATCATCTTCATGTCATTCTCTGATTTTTACAACGAGAATCACCGACCTGCAGATGATTTCGGGCATTCTTTCTTTGCCGATTGGGACTATGAGCAATGGATGCTCTTCGATAATCTGATGTGCGAATGTAATCAGCTCTATCTGCGTTCTATGGCAGAGACTTGGAACAGAATAGGTGAGGGTGCTATCCAACCACCTATGGAAGACATTATTCAGAGAACGCTTCTACAGCAGATGGGTTCTGCTTTCCATCAGTGGGCAGAGACATTCTATGATGAGTCGGCTGGCCACCTCAACATAAGGATGAAGCGCAAAGATCTGTTTAACGCTTACCATTCGGAGTTTCCTGACAATAAGTTTGGTGTTACAGCGAACAACTTCAAGACAAAGCTTGAACTCTACTGCAAGATGAAGAAGTTCGACCTGAACGCAAGGAAGCCGAATGGACGCGGTCTCTCATTCTTCGACTTTATCCAACACAATAAGGAAGATGTGTTCATCGGTGGTATGGATAAGTCGAACGGTTTTGAGTATTTCACAGTCTCTACAAGAGACGAATCAGTTAACGGAATCCTATAGCTATGGCTAGAGCATACGTTTACGGCAGGAGTAAAGAGGAAAAGCGGAAGATGAATTCTGAAAGGCAGAAAAGGTACAGGCAAAACAACCTGCCTAGAATTCAGGTGAAACAGCATATCTACTATGTTGAGAACTGCGAAAGAATCAAGGCACAGCAGAAAGCCTATCGGGAAGCCAACAGGAGGTTGCTTGTGATTAGGTATTATTTTCGTTACTACGGCAAGAAAGGCTGGAGTAAGGAAGATATAAAGAAGATAATTAAACAGAAGTTGAACATTAACGCAGAGGATTATGAGATTATTAAGAAAATTGATGGCAAAATACTACAAAGTGCCATTCAGACAAAAAGTCTGGTATAACTACCGGGCAATGCTTGGCAGAGATCATGAGTATAAGACATTCGTAGAATGTTTTGACAAAGATGGTAAATACATCTATCCCATCAAGGGATTGGATGTTATATACTATGTCAAGGGCAAACGATATGTTTATACCATTGTCGGTTTCGACAACGACAGTAAGGATAAAGATTGGCTCTATGATACTGATTATATTAACCCTATAATTGAATTCAAGAGGAAATTATGAAAATGTCAGCAGAAGAATATTATGATCTACTTACGATAAGGAAACTGCGTAGATTGATTAGAAATCAAGTCAGAAAGTATCGGCTTGGAATTTCTACACCTGTTAAGAAAAAAGTAGTAGGTATAAGAGTAAGAATAATATGTAGAGATGCAAGCGAAGGTAATATCCTTAAGACTCGTAGATACAAAGGTAGAATAAGAAGAGGATGAAGTTATGAAAGCAAAATGTAGAAAAGCTGCTAGGTATGGATGGACTACTCTCTTTACACCTGGCAAGACATATAACGTAGAAAAGATGGGAAAAAGATATGTGCTATTAGGAGGCTACGTATCATTCAGTAAAGAAAGTTTCGAGGAACATTTCGAGGAGGTGAAAGAATGAAATTCAAAGATATAAATTTACTTAGCCTTGCTATCGCTATTTTCATTTGGGATGAAGATACAGAAACAATTGTGGAAAAGCTAAAGGCTAGCTTAAAGAAGGAGGAATAAATATGAAAATATTTGAATATCTTATGCGTAAGCGTCTTTTCGGAGAAGGCCTGAACGCTATGGAAGAACAAGTTCTTGAAAACTTGATAAACAGTGATCCAAAGGTAAAGGCAATAGCTGCTCACTGGTGGCAGCAATGGCTCGAAGTACAAACTATCGGTGGAACGATGGCTGATGTATTCCCAGAGGAAAAAATCGGCGTGAAGGAATCACCTTCTAAAACCTTTCCACACAATAATGATTTCCAAACTGGCAATAGTTACAGGAGGTGAATATGCAGAAAACAGGTATTAAACAGCTTGACGAAGCTCAGATGCTTCTGTTCAAGGAATATAAAGAAAGCGGAATGAACTTCCTGCTGATAGGGTTCAAGGAAGAAAAGATGTTCGGTGCTGCTTGCGCTGGTAGCCCTCTGAACATTGGTGCTGCTTTGGCAATGCAAGCACACATGGATGACAGATTCGAGAATATCATTGATCTTGCCCAAGAAGGATTGAAGTTTATCCGAAAGAAGAAAATCAAAGAAATGAAGAAGGAGGAATGACTATGAAACATATCCGAATATTGACAGCATACAGAGAGAAATTCTGCAAGGATAAAAAAGTACAAGCTGAGTTCTTTGATATGGACAGCTTCTTTTATAACATTATGTGTCACGAAACGCCTGACGGAAGTTTCCAGATAGACATAGACACCAGAGATGATGATGATGAACCTCTGGGAAGGCTTGCCGTTACAGCTGAATATATAAGCATCAAACTGAAAAAAAAGTTTGATATGCCGACTATGAAGGTGACTTTTTTCTAAAGGAATAGTTATGGTAGAGTATTTTTGTATGGAATGTAAATTTTTTGGTGGTTATGATATACTTGGCAATGCCTTATGCTGCAAGGACGAAACAAGCCCTCGCATAGTTAGCCCATATCAAGTACATAACGAAATGGAATGTTTTAGAATGAAAGAAGATTAGATATGAACAAATACCAAAATCTCCGACTTCCTGGCACAAAACTTGCAGGAAAAGTATATGATAGGCACAAGAAGATTATCTTCGAGGACAAGCATACTGTCATCGAGATTGACATAGCCAGTTATGACGACAAAGGAACAAGGTTCTTCGTCGCAGGACATAACTGCCATGTTGGCGAGGATCATGTGGCTATCACACCGAATCCTGAGAACGGACTTTATACAACTGAAAGAAATGCAATCATCTGTATGCTCCATTATCTACACGAAACCTACGGCAAGCAATGGCCTGTCGAGGTCGTGAAGATTATAGAGTTGGCTGTTTGGGAAAATCGCCAGACTACCCTTTTTGATTAACGTTCCCAAAACGTAATCGGGAAAAGGTTGTATTTTGTTTAACGTGGACTATGGCTGTGTCATGCAGCCATAGTCTTTTTTTTATATTTTTTTTTATTTTTGACCTCTATAAAATATAGGAAAAAAGTGTGCTTTTGTACTGTACTGTGATAAGTGTCTGTAAATCAGTATATTTACGCAGTACACTTTTCAAAAAGCGAGTGTGCTTTTAGTGCGCACAGTGCTGTTAGTTAAAATTTGTAAAGTGTGCTGAAATTGTACTGCGTAACTGCTTGATAATCAAGCAAAGTACAAAAATCAGTACAAAAGTACACTTTTTTTCGGGTTTTGTCGGTACTCAGAGCGGAACACTCACAAAAAACATGTTTTTCTTGCTTGTTTTTTGCGAAAGATTTGCGTATCTTCTTCTTTTATAGATGTTTAAGTCGTTTTCTATCTTTGACACTTTTCATCGTTTTTTATGCATCTGAACTGCGTTTTGCAACCAGTACACTTTTTTTTGTGCTGAAAGTGTACTGCATTTGTACTGATTCTTGTACTGATGCAGAGGTCGAAAGTGTACTGATTTCGGCATTTGTTAAAGAATGTTACCGTATTTTTTAGGCGTTTTTGGTGAAATTTCAGCGTTTTTTCTCTCCTTCCATGCCTTTTTTACCGCGTTTTCACTCTTTGTTTCCTTAAACTCTGCATCATTTGCAACGGAACTGAGGGAAAAAGATGTAGTCAAAGCTCTCCTATATAGTCAGACATGATCCTGTAAACATATTGCAATAGGTTCGCTCCTTCTCTGCTACCATTCAGCCTTGGTCAAGCAGACAGTTGGCTACCTGAACTATCAAGATAGGAAGGTATTCATCAAGTCATGTATCTCTACCTTGCAGTTCTAAGATGGTTTGAACGCTTAACCGAAGTGAATGTGTGAGTCAATCAATTTTCTATATCAGACTTTTTATATTTTTCCTCTGCAAAGTTACGGTGGCTCGACACTCAGCAAGTACTGGTCACAGGCTCCCGATTTTCTATATTTATTCTAAAAAAAATCACATTTCTTATGCTAACAAATGACTGTGTGCCAGGGCTGATTTTTTATTACTTGCCCAGAGGGGAAAAATATATAAAATTCCTTGCTTTTAGTGTCTTCAATACCACCGTTTCTAAGCATCGTAAAAATTAACAAAAAGTCTAACATTAAAAAATTAAAAGATATGACTCACTCATTCAATACTTCAGTTCTTCAGTCTTCAAGACATCTCTCACAGAACTTCTATCAGGTAGAGATCCAAGACTTCAATGATGAATACATCACTTTCGAGGTTCAGGCAGCTAACTTCGAGTCTGCTAACAACAAGGCTTCTCGCATGGCAGCAGAGCAGGGTATCGACATCTACAATATGAATGTTTACAGAATATAAGTCTAACTTAATATATAGGAGATCACAATTATGACTACCAATTTCAATTCATCAGTTCAGATCGTTGCTAACGCTACAGAGTTTAAGAATGGAAACAAAGGTTTCCGAGTTGAAGTTAAGGGCATGGAAGGTAAGCTCAACGCTTCAAGAAGTTTCGCCAATCCGCTTAAGGCAATGCGATACATGTTCCTTCTCTCTAAGAAGCTCGAACTTCAGATTAACTCTATCGACCTCGCAGCAGTATCAATCGCCTATCAGAAGGCAAAAGCAGAACTCGCTCAGGCATCAGCTAAAGTGAACGAGGTTGCAGCCAACGCTCAGTCTGACGCACAGGAACTTGAAAAGGAATCAGAGTCGGAAGACTCTGACTCCGACAATAAAGAAGACAACGCAGATCTTCATCTGAAGCAATTCAAGGAATTTAAGGAGTTGCACCCTGACGCCCTCTTACTCTTCCGAAATGGTGACTTCTACGAGTCTTATGAAGATGATGCTGAACAAGCAGCTCAGATACTCGGTCTTGTAGTCACTCGTTCTGCTAACAGCAAACTGACTGGCTTCCCAAAACACGCTCTCGATAGCTATCTTCCTAAGCTTATCAGAGCAGGTAAGCGAGTTGCGATTTGCGACCAGATCACTAAGTCTAAAGCGATAGCAAGTTAATCTTGCTATCCTTTTTTTTGTGAATAAAAAAAATAGAGAAGGCTTTGCTTCCTTCTCTACTTTTTTATTATTCTCTTAGAATGTTGCAAATGATAACCTCTCTTTTATTCGGTTCATTGTCGTTCTAAGCTTCTGATACTGCATTTCGCTTGCGACGGCATGACCTGAAGCATATTGGCGCAGTTGAGACTTGTTTATACCAGCCTCGTCTGCAATCTTGCTGATGTTGAAAAAAGGGAACATGCTAAAGAATGACTGAATATCATACTTGTATGTAATTTCGAATTCAGGAGTTTCGATACCATCCTCTGCGTTCATTTCCTTCATTTCTTCATAACACGCAAGCATATCCTCTCGTGCCTGTTCTGCTGTCTCACCATAGCCTGCAATACCATAGTTGCCCAGATTCTCTGTAATACTGCATGAATACATTCCGTCTGGAGTCATTTCCATGATGGCTGTTACTGGCAATTTCATAATTGTAGTTGTTAAATTGTTAATTTGTTGATGTTTAGCTAATATTCGAGTAGCAAGTGGCGAGGAGAGTCTTTCGACTCTCCGATTGCTTAATCTCCTAGCAATATTCGCCTTGCTTCTTTAACAATCCTGTTAGATAGTTCTTGACTCTGGTGTCTTGGAATTGGATATTTAGCTCCTGTTTTTGGGTTTGTCCAGATGTCATGTCTACTACCGTTTCTTGCTATGAAGCAGCCTGATGCGGTTAATTCCGCGCAAAACTGTTTTGTCTTCATATCTTTTATAATTAAATTATTTTTTTTTGTTAGTGCAAAGGTAACAAAAAAGTTATGATTATACAAACTTTTTCGTTATTATTTTTCGATTTGATGTATTTTTTAACATTTGGAGGGGTAAAATGTGAAGAATAAACCTCAAAATGGCAAAGTTTTCAAAACATTTTGTTCGATGTTCCTTCGTTCATCCTTCGCTATTCATTCGTTCTGCCTTCGCTCTTTGTCCGATTGGAAGCGAACAAAGAGCGAAGGATCATGGGAGTCACATGGGAGTTACTACGGAGTTACAACGGAGGAAAAGGGGGGAAACACCACTCTGTTGTTGCTAACGTGTCCGTCCTAAGTGTAGTCAAAAGAACTCGTGCGATTGTAGCCGATATGCCAAGGAGTCCACAAATTCGGGTAGCTCTCCGATAGTGCTGCATCCTCTTCGACATCACCATTTATCTGTCAAGTAAACTCGTCACCAACGCCTGTTGCATCTGCTTCTTCTCCTTCAAGTCTCCGAGCTCTTGCCTTGATTAAGCTCTCCCTACCCAAACACTCAACAAACCTTGAAGAGCATAGTCCTGATTTATAGTCGGTTATCATCCTCTCTGAGTGGTACTGGCAATCATCCATTCCTCGTTATTCTCTGCATCATATTCTATCCACGCTCCAGAACCATTTCGTTGTACTCGACGATATGGTCCGACGATAGGACTCACCGAATCCTCTGCTACTCTGAACGCTAAGCCGTACCTCTGCAAGCCTTGAAGCCTGAACCGCTTACTGAATACATCATATCCTTGATAAAGTCAGGCATCTGATACTATTCCAATGCAAAATTACGACAGTCGCACAATGTGCAAGTACCGCTATGCTATTCCGAATATTTTTTCTAAGAAAAACACATTTCTTCCGTGAACAAATGACAAAGTGCCTGTGGCTGTTTTTATCATAAAAAATATCCGAAATTCCTTGCCGATTATGTGCTGATAACTGTCGTTCTTAGGCATCGTAATAGTTAATCAAATGTCTAACATTTAAATTATCAAGGATATGACTAATTCAGTTATAACAGCAGTTCAGCCTAAGTTCAAGGCTTTCAACGCAGAGGAACAGCTTCAGAGCGTTTCAGAGTTTGTAGCAGAGGATTTCGAGGGTCCTATGCTATATGTCGGTACATACCGCAAGTACAACGAAGGTTCTATCTTCGGAGCGTGGATCGACCTTGATGCAGTTGAGAACTACGAGGAGTTTATGGAGATCTGCCATAAGCTTCACTCAGATGAGGATGATCCAGAGCTTATGTATCAGGACTATTCTGGCTTCCCAAGTAGTTTCTATTCTGAGTGCCTGGGTAGGGAGAGCTTTGAAAAAATCAAGGCTTATGCAGAACTCGGCGACCAGAAGGAGGCTTACGAAGCTTTCGTTGATGCAACTGGCAATGATGACATCGAGAGTTTCCAAGACAGATATCAAGGTGAATGGGAATCCGAAGAGGAATTTGCAGAGCACATCGTTGAAGAGTGCTATCCCGAAATAGCAGACTCTACTCTTGGCTGTTACTTCGACTACAAGGCTTTCGCTCGAGATCTTTTCTTCGACTACACTTTCTGGGACGGACACGTTTTCAGCAACTTCTAAGGAGTGGGTTTCCACTCCTTTTTTCACCTTCCTGACATCGGGAAGGTGATTTTTTATAAATTGATTGCTATATTTTTTCAATTTTTCGTTTATTTTTGAATAGTAATCCATTTATTTTTTGTATTTTTGCAACGTCAAACAAATACCTTATTAACTATGTCAGAATTTACCGTTGCAATTAAGCTTACACCTTATCTCAAAGAGTGGTTCGTACATGAAAATGGCGGGCATTATCCTGTAAAACTCATCAAGAATAGTAACGAGTCTATCATCATGCAGTACTTCCTAAAAGAAAGACCTGCAGATGCTCGTTGTGTTGAAGATGCAAATTGCCTTATTTACATCCCTACATATAAGTATCTTGATGTTCGCAAGTTCAACTATCTTGCTCCAAAGGCTATCGCAGCTCTGGAGTCGGCTATTACCAACCGTTTCAAGATCCAGATGTGGAAGGAACTGCACGTTCTGGAGAATTGCCATACTGACATCGGCAATGCAATCTCTGGATATATGGAGAAACATGGCATTTCGGGAGTTCGAGGTGACACCAATTGGGAGTCAATACGCCAGATGTACTATCGAATGCGCAAAGCCTACAATCAGAAAAATGAAGCAAATAATTTGAGTTAAACTTTGTTAAATGTAACGGTTTTTATCGTTACTTAAAAGGCTGATTGTCACATCTTTGTAATACAAATAATATCTAAAATCTAAGTAATATGAGCGATATTAAAACTAACTATCCGGGCATTCGGAAAATCGTGCGTTTTCCGTTTGATAAGTGTCCGCATGATTGCGAACTTCAAGCAGCTGGAAAACAGAAGGTGATTCTTCCGTTTTCACAGCGTGATTTGTCATTCTTTGGCGTTCCGATACTCACTTCTACCACTAAAGTGGAGAATAACGGAACTATATCAGAGGCAAAGCTTACGGTCAAGACTAATGAAGACTTGCCATTTCTGGGCTGGTGCTATGCCGTCAAGCTCGAAGATGGCAGGTCGTTCATGCTTGGCTCTGATGTTCGTATGCCGATGATTCAACGTGTTTCTAATTCTGGTGCTCCTGACGGAGAAGCGAAGGTGAGAACCTACGAAATCAGCATGAAATCGGCATTTGCGCCCATCGAATGCCTGTTGTAAGTCTTTTGGGCTATTTGCACATATATATATATTTGTAGCAAATAAAAGCAATCAGTATGAATTATGATCTGACTTTAAAGGGTTTTGTCGGTGGTTGGAATTTTGATTCCGACTATATAGACTATATCCTTGCAAAGAAAAAAGATACCTGCGTTAATGTCCTCATAGATTCGCTTGGCGGTTTGACTAATACCGCTCTTAGCGTGTCCTCGGCGTTCAGAAACCACGGAAATGTCAATGTGACATTCCGTGGTATGAACGCATCGGCTGCTACCATCGCATCGCTTGGCGCAAAGCATATCGCTATGGATGAAGATGCTCTTTATCTCATTCATAAGTGCAGCGTTACCGTGTTCGAGTGGGCATCAATGAACGAGGAGGAGCTTGCAGAACACATCAAAAAGCTTGAACATACTCGCCAGAACTCAATGAAGGTGGATGTGGCTGTGGCTCGTGCCTATGCTAAGCGTACTGGCAAATCTACAGACGAGCTCCTGGAGCTGATGAGCAAAGAGCTATGGCTTACCGCTGACGAGGCAAAGGAGTATGGCTTTATCGACGAGGTTATAAAGACAGAAGAAAAGCAGAAAGCAGAGGTCGTTCTTACTTCTTCTATGGAAGAGAGATTCAAAGAGGCTGGAATCCCGATCCCTTCAATGCTTAAGCATGAAGAGGAATCTTTCTTTTCACGCATGATGAAATTTTTCACTTCTCAAAATAATAAGACTATGGAATCAAATCAGCAACAGCAGAATCAGCAGCAGTCTAATGCTCAGCAGCAGCAACAGGCAGCTCAACAGTCTTCTGCGCAGCCTGATCTCCAGACTTTGCAAAAGCAGGTGTCTGATATGCAGACACAGCTTGCTTCTCTTACTGAGACTAACAAGACGCTCAGTAAGGAGAATGAGCAGCTAAAGTCTGACATCGAGGCTCTCCGCAAGAAGCCTGCAGAACAGCCGACTACTGTTATCAACAACGGTAACGGTAATGGCGAACAGAAGGAAGAAGAGAATGACTTCCTTTCTAGCCTGAAAGAGGCACAAGAAATCTCTAAAATTATCGGTTAACTATGTCAAAGGTTCTTACAGTCCTTGGTGTTAATGACTTTGATAAGTCTGCCACCACCTACCGCAAGCAGATTCTTATGTTGCCTATTATAGGCCTTCAGTCTAGCTTGCAGCACATGACTCTCCGTCCAGGCATCCGTCACGCAGAACGTGTCGGCTCTGGCGAAGTAGATGTAGAGTTGCGTCCTTATGTTCCAAATCAGAGGCAGGATGCTAACTTGCAAATCATATACCGTGAGCTTGAAACTTTCTTCGGCTCTGTCAATGCAGACTTCGAGCCTAACTCTTCTATCTCTACAGTTCTCGGCCACCTCGCTTCTCAGGCTATGGGTGATGCCTTGAAGAATGTTGATCTTGCCAAGCTCGTTCTAGCACTTCAGGCTAAGCAGATTGGCAAGAAGCTCAACGCTTGCCTGTTCTCTGCGGTTCGTAATTCCTCTGGAACTACGACATCAGCTCTCTTCAATGGTTTCGACACTATCACAGCATCAGAGGTTACTGGTGGTGGTCTATCGACAAGCCATCACAACTATGATGAAGGCGATACTGTCATCACATCTTCTAATGCCGAGGGTGTTCTGAAGGAGTATTACCGTTCTTGCGATGATGAGTTGCGTGATCAGCCAGTTAAGATGTTCATGTCTCGTGACATCTATGATGCCTACTGCGACTCTTACCAGACTAACCACGGTGCTCTGCCTTACAATACCCAGTTCAAGAAAACTACTCTCGAAGGTTCTGACGGAAACTGCGAACTCGTTCCACTCGTTGGAAAAAAGAACTCGCAGTATATCCATATCACTCCTAAGAGCAATATGCTCGTAGGCGTTGACCAGATGGGCGATGTAGAGCGTGTGAATGTCAATAAGTATGCTCCTGACACTCTCACCTTCGAGATGAGAATGTACTTCGGTGCTCAGTTTGAGACTATTGACAGCCGTATGTTCAAGGCTATCAAGTTGGCGCAGCCTTCTAATAATCCGGGCTAATGTTAAACCTTTAAATTCTAATCATTATGCCTAATTCAAATACATGTGATTCTCTCCAAAAGAGCGTGGCGTGGTGTGAGGGCACACCAGTCCTGCCAGGCATCCGTAAGCGTCTCTTCTATATCAACAAAAAGTTGATACTCGCTTGGCCTACGCTTACAAAGAATACTATCGGACAGGTTACAACGGCTAAATACACTGGCAATTTCACACTTGCGGAAAATGCCGTGTGGTCTTACATCGACATCCTTCCTGACAAGTCTTCTCATACATCTGAGCCACAGGGTGAATACCCTTCGATGACTCAGCTCAACAAGTTGCAGCTTTTTCATCCTGGTACTGGCGAGGATGCAACAGTTCTCGCGTCCGTGATGAACAACGCTAACAACGTATTCATTGACGAAACAGCGGATGGTAAGTATCGTGTTACTGGTTCAGAGATGTATGATATAAAGTGCACAGTCAATCTGGATCTCGGTCAAGGACCTACGGGAACGGCAGGCACGACAATAAATGTGGAAGCTACCGATGTAATACCTTCTCCTTTCTACGAGGGCGAGATTGTTACAGCAGACGGTACGATCAATGAGACACCTGTCGGTGGCGGTAGCTGATAATGTTAGACGATATTCTTTCCGGCGACGAGGACGAGCCGATAGGTACTAGTGCCATCATTGATGACATCAAAGACGTCCCTGTACCATCGGACGTCCTTGGGGACTCGCTTTCGTTTCTTTCAGAAACCGAAGGCGAGTCTTTGTCTTCTAAGAAGAATCTCTTCGAGGAGTCAGGACGGCAGGCATGGAACAAGGAACACGTCCTTGCTCGTTGTGATATGCAATATATCCTGAAGATCTCACCTCGATGCGGTGTAAACTTCATTTCCGTATGGAAGAAGTCGCTTTATGGTCGTCTTCTGTCCGAAATTAAAGAGGATGATAATATGGTCGAAGTGTTTGCCGAAACCATCGGCAACACTATTACCGATGTTCTTGGCAAGAACCTCTCTGAAGGTGGTTGGGCAATCGTCACAGCTCCACGCCGTAGGCATGTAGAGCGGAACTTTGCAACACTCGTTTCTGTTCAGATTGCTGATCGCCTTCAGATACCATTCTATGAAGACATCATCCATTGCAAGAGTAAACAGCGCATGAATGCCGTGTTTACTATCTCGCAAGTTCCATCTGAGCCTAACATCATCGTTTTTGATGATATTGTTACTACTGGCTCAACACTTGCATCTATCAAACAGGCATTTGAGAAATACAATAAGAATCTTTTATTCTTCACAGGTATAAATAATAAGTTATGACATCATGTTAGATAAAGTTAGAGACTGGCTTGCTTTAGATAAAAGCAAGCGTGACTATCAGAAGGGTGCTCTGATGATGCTCCAGATTACGAGCAACAGGATTCAGTATAACAATGTTGTACGAAATCTTGCTGCTAAATCTGGCGTTGTTGATTTCGAGCTTGAAAACTATCTAAAGGTTAAGGCGAAAGCCGTTGAGAAGGAACAAGTCAAGGCTATGCGTGAGGAGGTTTCCGTCATCGCACACAAGCGTAATCTCGATGGTTCAAAGTATTCGCATGACCAGAGGAGAGGAAAACGTGTTGACCACGATTCCCTCCCTGATGAGATAAAGGCTCTCTACATCGAGAACCTTTCATTGCTCCAGGCTATGCGTGAGGATCATCTGCAACTTCGAAAACTTGTGCTTGACGATAGCGTGACTTGTCTTGATGCCGAGCAATTCCCTTACCTTCAGGACATCATCGAGAAGGACAAGCAGATGCGTGAGAACTGGGCGAAGTATGATGAGTATGGCGCAAGTCCTGAAGAGGCAGAGGATGCTATGGCAGAGGAAGAAAAGTCTCGCTCTCTGAAAGCATTCAGAATGCTCAATATGTGCAAAGGGCAATATAAGAAGAAGCACACAGAGGCAAAGAAACAGCAGATTCTTGAACTGCTTGGTCAGATTATAGATCCACCGCAAGATCTTCTTGAGGAACTTGCCAAAATGGGAATAGTCTATGAAAAGAACGGCTAATATAAATACTTATCTAAAATCGCTCAAAAAAAAAATACTCAGGCGTATCTCACCAATTCCTTGCAAGTGGCTGATGTGCTTGAGTGGATTCTTGGGCAGGTTGGCGTTGCCGATGTCTGGCAAACCACGTTCTCCGTGTCAGAGGAATATTTGAGGCGTTTATATTTCCTTCGCAAGAAGTCGGGCAAGATTAATTCAATTACAGTCTTGCTTGACCGAAAAGCGACTAACAAGACTATTAATCTATGGCAGTTCTTGAAACAGGTTGTGCAGGATGTTTATCTTGCAGACAACCATTCCAAGATACTGCTGGTTAAATCTCTGTCAGGACAAAAGGTATCTGTCATAACTTCACAGAACTTGACACGCGGAAACCGTTCGGAATCCGCTGTTGTCAGTACTGATGAAGGTGTTTTCGATACCTTACACGCTCAGCTCAGAGATTTGATTAAATACCATAGCGTTCCTATATATGAATTATTCACAAGAGCAACTGGAGCAAATAAGGAAGATGGCATCGGTCTATATGACCATAACAGAGATGGCATCGATAATGGAGTTGAACAAGGAGGAACTGAAGAGTGACATCCTGATGGATGGTAGCCCTGCTAACCGTGCGTATTACTCTGGCAAGAACTCCACTAAGCTGTTACTTCGTAAACAGGAAATGGAGCTTGCAAAGGTTGGTTCTCCCTTGGCACTTGAAAACTGTCGGGCTGCATTGCTCGACATGGAGGATGATGAATGAGTCAACCGAACATTGTAGAAATAGCGAAACAGGATCTCTTTACTGACAAGGGAGAGCTTCTAAGGAAATACTCGCAGAGACAAGCTGAAAGACTCCTCCGTCTCCGCGATATGTACTCGTGGCTGCTCGAAAACCCTTCCTCTTCTGATAGGGATTTCGTAGCCACGATTATGTCTCGTCATGGTATAGAAAAAACTCTTGCCTATGATGATCTGGGAATCATTAAATCATTCCTCCCTAATCTTCACAAGACTGCTCGTGACTTTGCCAGATGGAAGTATAACGAGATGATCATCGAGACTTACAAGATGGCGAAGGCTCGAAAAGATACAAAGACAATGGAACGTGCAGCCACATCCTATGCTAAGTATAATCGCATAGATGTGGATGATGAAACGGAGCTTCCTTTCGATCTTATAGTGGTGCAGCCATTCACAGCGACGGATGATCCTGAAGTTCTTGGCATCCATCGCACGCCTGGCATTAAGAACCGCATCAAGGAGCTTATTGAGAAATACCAGAAAGAGACTATCGACATCATGGATATTGATTACGAAGAGCCTGACCTTGAAGAGGAAGAGCTTTTCGAAGACTACGAGGACGTGACCTATGGAGAAAAAGAAGGTGTACTTTAACGATCCCCAGCGACTGACGCAGCTGATAGGCGCAAATACTACCGTAATTGTCGCCGGACGTAGAACTGGTAAAACAGATTCTATCGCTGCTCCTTTCGTTCTTCGCAATATGCAGCGCATGGTTGGCTCGACTGGCGGAATCGTAGTGCCAACATACAAGCATGGATTGACTAACACAATCCCTGGCTTGCTTGCTGCATGGAAGCGATGGGGATTCATTAAGGATGTTCACTATGTCATAGGCAAGCGTCCTCCGAAACATTTCAAAAAGCCTATCACAGAACCTGCTTCATTCGAGCATGTCATTTCCTTCTACAATGGCTCTGTGGCTATCCTCATTTCTCAGGATCGCCCAGGCTCATCTAACTCTCTCACCCTGTCTTGGTTACTCGTTGACGAGGCGAAGTTTATAGACTATGAAAAGCTGAAGGATGAGACTCTACCAGCTAATGGCGGAATCAAGTCTTACTTTGGTACTCATTCTTTCAATCACTCGCTCATGATCCTGAGCGATATGCCTCAGACAAAGAAAGGCTCTTGGTTCCTCCATTACGAGGATAAGATGGATAAAGAGCTGATTGAGACTATCAAGGCTACCATTGCGGAGATTTGGAACGTCAAAAAGAGGATTCGTGAGCTTAGATCAGAGAAGAAGCAAATACCTCCTTATCTTCGAAAGCATCTGCGATGGCTGGATAAGAGTCTGAATCAGATGCGTTCTGTCGCTGTTTATTATAAGGAATACTCATCCATTGAGAACCTTCAGCTGCTTGGCGAGAATTACATCAAGCAGATGAAGCGCGACCTGACACCGCTCACGTTCCAGACTTCCATCCTGTGCCAACGCATCGGAATTGCGAAGGACGGGTTCTATTCTTCTCTTAAAGAGACATTATATTATAATGCTTCAGACCTTGACTATCTCGATACTCTCGGTCTGGGCAATCAAATTGATGATTCTGCTCTTGATTCTCGTGCAGATAAGGATCTCATACCAGATGAGCCTATCTGCATAGGTATGGATTACAACGCTAACATCAACTGGCTCGTTGCTGCTCAGCCAGTCGGAAACAGGCTGAACATCATCAAGTCTTTTTTCGTCAAATTCCAGTTCAAGATCCCGAAGCTTGTAGAAAATTTCTGCGAATACTACAAACATCATGCTCGTAAGAAAGTCATCGTGTATTACGATGCCACAGCTTTAGGATCTAACTATGCTGTTAACGAGCAAGACTTTGCCTGGGTTATTGAACATGAATTTGAGTCTCGTGGTTGGGAGACGGAGATGGTTTACATCGGAAACCCGATGAAGCACGATGAAAAGTATCTACTTATCAACCGTGCTTTCGAAGGACGGCAGCGATTGCAGCCTCATTTTAACCGCCAGAACAACGAGGATCTTATCCTTGCCATTCAGGCAGCTCGTGTGTCTCGTGGACGAAATGGCTTCAAAAAGGATAAGTCAGAGGAAAAAAAGGATGAGACAGAAGAAAACCTTCTAGAGCATCGTACCGACGGAACGGATGCTTTCGATACGGTCTTCATCGGTTGCGAGAAATTCCCTCGATACGAAAGCTCTGGCTATTCAGTCGGTGGCGTTGATTAGTGATGTCATAATTATATATACCTGTATTCTTACAGTCACGGGGTTGTCAAATTTTGACAACTCCGTTTTTCTTTGTCTTTTGCAATTATGCTTTCCTTCTGTATATTTGCAATATGACAGTTAGTATTGACAACATAGCAAGCTCAATATACTTCCTTACTGGAGTGCCTGATGTCACCATATCCACACAAGCGGATAAGGTGCACGTCAGAGTCGTGATTACAGGATACTCTTCTTCAGACACTCCAGTCAATCAGTACTATTTCACTTCAGGCGGATTTTGCCATTTGTTTGACATCTGCGATCTGTGCAAGGTATTCTTAGAAGCAAACAATCGTGTTTGGTGCACGTGCCAGATAACTGCTACCGTGCAGGATGAACACGATGAAGATGTGGTTGATACCGCATCTTTCAAAGTCTTCTATGAATCAATTGCAACAGGTCGCAATGTGTCGTCTATGAATGACTTCTTCCTTATCACTACTGATAAGAAGATACTATACAAGCATGGAAAGCTTGATGAGTTTATCGGTTTCGCTAATCTACATGTGCAGGGGGAATCTAGTTTAAAGACGGTCAGGACAGTAGCGGTGTGCAGCCTGTCAGACGGCACTACTGCTTCTGTCTCTGCCACAGACACTATTGATTTCGGTTCTGGTGATGTCTATACTGGCACTCTGCAATTCACGTATAACTCAGTTCTGCAAGCTCTCAAGACGGTCAATAGCGATGTTACGGATGTGCTTTCTTTCCGTCTGGAGCTTGACAATAGAACTGTGTCATACGTTGTGTCGGATGATGACACTCATCATCTTGCATCGTTCTATTTCCGCAATCATTTTGGTATGACCGAAACAATAGCTCTGCCTGGTGCTATCAAGGAGGTGCACGACATTTCTCAGAACGTGACCGTCTCTGGGCATACTCGCATCAAGTATGACCTGAGCGTTGAGCAGTCGTTTCAGTTCCAGAGTGCTGCTCTCCCCTCGTTCCTCGAACCATCGGTTCTCTCCCTTCTGATAGCCGAGAGCGTGACGGTTTGGTATGCTCGTGGTATAGCCAAGGGCGTTCTTATAACTGATTCAACGTGGGAGCCGTCGAATGAGATTGGTACGGTCAATTCCGTGAAGCTTACCTATAAGTTCAAGGATGACCGTGTAATTAAATATACTGATTCGGTTATCCGAATCTTCAATAACGTGTACGATAATACTTATGGCTAAAGGTGTTCATATCTCAACTATGCGTGCAATGCTCAACTCTGGAGATCCTTGTGACCTCGTGCTTCTCACTCGGGAAGGTAAGGTCGAAAGATGGAAAGATGCCATAAGCATATCATACAATGTCAGAACTGGCACTCGCAAGTGCCGTCTTCAACGTTCAAGGCAGATCCGCCAATGCCGTGACTGCCTAATCCTTCAAATCAATAGCCTAAATGTATATCTATGATGGAAATCGAACATAACATAGAAGTCTTCGAGATTGAACGCAAGTCAGCAGTAGCAATTACGGTGAATGCTGATCATGTGTGGCGTGAAGAGAAAGACACGCAGCCTGTCGAGATTGAGAAAGGCTTGTCATATATGCCTTGGGGACGCGACAACATGATTCCGTATGAGGTCATAAAGCTTATCGAGCAGGATGAGACGATCACTACATGTATGCAGTTTAATTCTGAAATCTGCTATGGTGGTGGACTGGAATACGACTGCTCTTTAGCTTCTGAATCCATACGCAAGAAGGTTGATGAGTTTGTCCTTCGCAATAACCTTGCAGGATATTTCTACGGCCTTTGCCTTGACCTCAAGCATTTCGCTTTCGCTATCAGCATCATTTACCTCAATGCAAACAAAGAGATTGTGCGTGTTGTTAGAAAAGATGCTGCTAACTGTCGCTTTGCTCCAGCGGATAAGAAAGGGCGCATTCCTTATATATTATATGGAAATTGGCAAAAAGGTATTACATCGAAGAATGAGGTAGAGAAGATTCCTCTCCTTGATTCTGACTTTCCTATTGATGATCTTCTCGTCACTCTCGGAAGAGAGCCGGGCGATGATGGCAAGAAACATGCCAGGTCTGAAAGCACGAAGTTTGCCGTCCTGACAAAGATTCCATGCTCTGATAACATGTATTATCCTATACCACCATACGCTGCTCTATTCCGTGGCAAATGGTATAACATCAAGAATCTTATCGGTGTGGCAAAAGAGGCTAACCTAAAAAATTCTGCACCTATCAAGTATCTCGTTGAGATCTCAGATAAGTACTTTGAGCGCATCTTTAAGTCAGCAGGAATTACGGATGAAGTCAAGAAGCGTGAACGTGTGAAGTCGGAGAAGGCTAAGATCATCGATTACCTTACTGGTGCAGAGAATAGCGGTAAGGCTCTGTTTGCCAATTTCTATGCATCTCCAGACGGCAAGGAGATTCATGATGTCAAGATAACAAAAATTGACGAGGATGGCAAACAGGGTGGCGACTGGGCAACGGATATGGTGGAAGCTATCAACATGGTTTGTTTTTCAATGCGTGTTCACTCGAACCTCGTTGGCTCTGTGCCTTCTAAGTCTCAGACCAACAATAGCGGTTCTGATAAACGTGAGCTTTACACCATCGCTCAGGCTCTACAGAAGCCTTACCATGACCTTGTTTCTCTCGTCCACAACCTTATTATCTATATAAATGGTTGGGAGGGTGTTAAGCCGAATTATCCTTTCATTCAGCTTACAACGCTTGATGAAAATAAGGATGCTAAAAAGGTTTCTCTCGAACAAAATAAAAAAGAAGAATAGAATATGATCATCGAAACAAATACGGAACTTCTTGCGTTCATCCCAAACGTGTTCGCCTCGGCTATCGGGGAAAATCCGCTCTATGATAAGATGCGGAAATTCCTCGATCAGGCAGAGCTCTGGATGAACATCAATATATGCGACCATGCAACATACGGTGCTTTGGTTTCACAGGAACGTACCTCTGATGTGGAACTGGTGAAGCGCATCGTCGTCAACGATGCTTTTCACCGTGCAATTCCTTACCTTGACTTGGTCCTTACGCCAAATGGTTTTGGCATAGTGGCTAATCAGAACGTAGCTCCTGCATCGAAGGAACGTGTGGCAAGTCTTCGTGCACAGGCTTTGGTTGAGCGTGATATGGCTATATCTCAGCTCATCACATCGCTAAGAGGATTCAGCGAATGGTGCAACTCTGTGCCTGGCAGGAAGTTCGGGCTTACTGTCATTCAGAATATCGATGTGGCTGTTGAGTGTGGCGAGGAATCCCCATCGATGCGTTTCTGGGTCAAGAACCAACGAGAGATCCACGGCGTTCAGCGCATGATTGCACTCAACTTCGTTTCCGAGCCTGTGATGTCAAGGCTCTGCAATCATCTACTCCTTAACTCCGTTACGGAGGTTGAGCGTCCACTTGTCGGCATGATTCACGGTTTCATCGTGGCATCACTCAAAGAGGAACAACAGCAGCATTGCGAGCTGGAAGAGATGGTGAACTACATCAAGGCGCATATCTCTGACTTCCAAGAGTGGGAGTCCTCTGATACTTCACTCTTATTCAATGACTATTCTTTCGAGAACACTAAGGAAGCTAAAGGCTTCTGGTTCTAAAGTTTTACTTTAACGCTTACGCTTATGGATATAGATATTTCCCTCCCTCGTTCTTGGCGAGATATGGATCAGAACAAGTTAAAGTATTTCTTTAACCTTCTGGCAATGGGATTCTCCCAAGACCAGATCAAGACTTATTGCCTATTCCGTTGGGGTGGGCTGGAAGTGGTTCAGCAGATGGGCAACAGCTATATGTTACGCAAGAATCACCACGAGTTTATGGCTTCTCCTCTGCTCATAGCTTCTTGCGTGGATAATCTGTCTTTCCTCGATGAAATGCCGAATTATCCTACCAATCTGCGCAAGATTGGCAAATATAGCTGTTTGCCTCTGAACTTCTCAGAAGTCCCTTTCAAGAAGTTCATTATCTGCGATAACCTATATCAAGGCTACATCGCAACCAAGAAGGATGAGTGCCTTGAAGAGATGGGTAAGGTCTTATATAATTCTCCCCGTGTTCCTATCGGAAACCCAGAGAGAATATCTATACTCTACTGGTGGGCATCGTTAAAGAATTACTTTAACGCAGAGTTCAAGTATTTCTTTAACGGTTCGGCTTCTGGCTCTGTGACTGGTGAACAAGTCAAAGCCGCTATGAATGCCCAGATACGTGCTCTGACTGGCGGCGACATCACAAAGGAGAAGGCAGTTCTCGCTATGGATACATGGCGAGCTCTTACCGAACTTGATGCCAAAGCTCGTGAATATGAGGAACTGGAACGAAAATATCCATCGAAGAAGTAATATGGAGAATGAGAAGGTTTTCAATTGGGATGCGGAATCCTTCTTCCGCATCCTTACCCGTGCTAACAAGTTAGCTCAGCAGCTTAATTTCAAGTATTGCCGTGTGAGCGGATTGCAAGGCTTTGAGGAAGTCCTTGCCAATTCTCAGTCTGATACCGCCTTTGTCGCTGTGCAGACTGAGGATGACGGATTAATGACGTTGGTCAACTCACCGCACACTCGCAGGGTGAAGACTGTCTATCTCGCCATGCGCTATCCTGTCAATCGTCTGGATCTGCGAAGCCAGTGCTTCTCCATCATGCAAGAGCTTTTCCGACAGTTCATGTCGAAGCTCCTTATGGAGAAGACGCGCTTAGAGCAGAACCATATCTATCTGGACGAGCGCATTCAGTTCTCAGAAATAGAGCAGTATTTCGCCCAGGGCTGTGCTTGTGCTTATTTTAACATTGCTACAGAGGTGTTCACGGATCTGCGCTTCAATGCGGACGAGTGGGATCCTCGTGTCTTCGATGAAGAATATAATATCTCATTCTACTAATGGCTATTCAATCTACCAAAGAACTTAAGCTTGCCGAGCGTGAGAAGTTCATCAGCGCATTCAACGATACGATGGTAAAGATTTGGAAGGAGCGAATAACGCTCTTGGGTGTCATCAGAACAGGAACACTCCTCAACTCTGTTGTAGGAGTGAAATGTAATGCTGATGGGCAATTCCTTCGAGTTGACATTTCCCAATCCTTCAGAACTTACGGCCTCTGGGTGGATTACGGTGTTGGAAAGGAGGTGTACCGCGGTAATCCTGGCGACATAGGGCGTGACAAGGTCAGGCAGAAAAAACGTTGGTTCTCGTTTCCATATTACCGCTCAGTGATGAACCTGAAGGAGTTCATGACCGAGAATCTTGCTAAAGAGTTCTGCGGTATTGCATCGGACATCTTCGATACCGATAAGCTGGCTAAGAACAACTGGAAGCAGGTTTGATGTCTTTTGTTTTTTCTTCCTTACATCCTATATTTGCAGTAAACAATAAATACAAATTGTATGAGTCAAGTTACAGTTACAACCGAACAGGTTCACGAGCTTATAGAGCAACTAGCAGCCATGACGGCAGCAGCATCTATCACTCCTGAGATTGTTGCTAACATCTTTGAAAAGATGCGCAACCTGAATGACCAGGAGAAAGTAAAACTAGTTGCTTTCTCTGAGGCTTTCATCGCAGAACTTGATGAAAGATATAGCGACATCAAACGAGAATCCACGGATAGCGAAGCCAAAGAAATCCTTATCGAAGCGGACAACGGTGTTATTATTGTTAAGGTTGATTCTACGGGTGCAGACTTTAAGTTTCTTAAGAAAAACGGTAAAAATGTTGCAACAGAAGACCAGATACCTTCTGTACCAACATTAGATGCAATTATTGGTGAAAATCCCAGCAATAGCCATACACCATCGACACAGGCTGTAAAAACTTACGTTGATAGAACAGTAGAAAATTCAAAGTCGGATTACCCTATAAGCGAAGAAGCAACGTCGTCACAGGAAGAAGAAGCCGTATTCGGCAAAGATGATGGAACTGAACCCTATGCCAAAATAGGCTCTTATGGCATGATGGCTAAAGAATATCTAAATATGCGAGGTGAGCCTGTTATACCAGTTAAAGATACATCTATCGGAGAACTGCCTTCACCGACCAAAGTGCCAACTTCTCAAGCTGTGGCAGACTATGTCAACGCTCGTGGAGGCTCCCATGTAAGCTGTTCGACAACACTACTTGAAACTTCAGAAGTTATTTATGGCAATGACGATGAAACAGAAAGGTATGTATGTTTTGGAACTTACGGGATCAAAGCGGTAGGGTACTTCGATATGCAAGGTAATCCAATCGGAGGTGGAAGCGTTAGCGTTCAAACGATTTTTGGGAAAAACTACCTCGTTTTTGGTTAAAAATAAGTGAAAATTTGGCAATGAAATATTTATTTTGTAATTTTGCAACAATACTAAAAACACAAAATTATGAGAAAATATATTGTCATTTTACACTTATTTGCACTTTGTCAGTTTGCTTTATCGCAAAACATAGTATTTAACCAAGAACATTCGAGGTTTAGACTCCCGAATGATATTATTGATAGTATATGTATTAAACAAGATAGTACTGATATTAATATGAGTTCAATAGATGGAATAATAATAAATGGCGTTTCTTACGATATTGGCATGAGTTCTCATTGGAAGGGGAAAAATATCGTATGGTTCGGCACTTCAATCCCAGCAGGTAGTGATCCTGCGCTAGGGCAGGAAGGCATTGGCATAACTTATCCTGAAATAGCAGGCAGTTATATAGGGGCTAAGACATATAACGAAGCTGTGGGCTCAAGTCGTGCAGGTGTTTATCCTTTTAACGGAGAAACTTGGGAACATTGTGGAAGAGCGATGGGCAATACCATCGTCGAAAAGTTGCAGTTGATTAACAGCGTCTATATTATTGATGATGACAATCAGACGGTGACATTAGGTGCTAATAGCTATAATATTACAGGATTACCTTATGCTACTGCGCCAACGTATGCACAAGCTGTTAGTCTGAGAAAGGAAATACTAAAAAATTCTTTTCAGGTAAAACTTGTTAGTAAATATCTCGATGAAACTGGCGATTATCTTAGAAGCATACTGAATAGTCAGGAAGTAGCAAGTCTCATTAGCTATTCTGGCGATATTTATGAATTGCTATACGATAACGAAATGGCATTCAAACTGCATCCAGATTTGTTCGTGATAGACCATGGTACAAACGACTATTCTGCTAATATGGCAAGTGTTGATGTTTCAACCAGAGACATTACGACATTTTTCGGCGCAATTAACACATATATAGACTTGATTAATTTTTATGCGCCACGCACACAAATTGCTATTGTGACCGATTACGGAACATCACGATATAATTCTTCCGCTGTCATAGATGCGCAAAAGAAAATTGCACAATATTGGCAAATGCCATTACTTAACACATGTGATGTTTGTCCGTTCAATGGTGTTAAAGTTACCGTTCAAGGATATTGGGATAGTGTTAGCCAAGGTGGTAATTGGCATGATAAAGGATTCACATTTGTTGATAATGGAGACGATACATGGACGAGCAACAATGGTATATTCCTGAATAAGCACGCAAATGCAACAGCTTCGTATCTTATATCCACGTATAATATAAGAACTCTGCATGGTGTGCAAGTGTATGATATTCCGCAAAAGACTATGTATTTCAAAGACGGATTACACCCACATACGGACAAAAGCGGAACCGCGCTTAAAAAATATGCAAGATTGCTTGCGCAAATGATATTACAAATAACATACTAAAATATACAATTATGAAAATAATACTAAAAAATACGAGTCTAGTATTTCAGACTCAGCATGAACCTGAAACAGTTGAAGAAATGAAGGAAGTTCTCCTTACAAGAGGTATAACTTCGTTTGAGCCAGGGACTACTGATGCAATGGTACCATATCTTTATAGAGGTATCAAAAATATATCATTTACACCTGCTAGTGGTTTAGTGTCTGGTACAGATATTGTCCAATGCTATTGCATTGACGCAGGTTTCCACACACAAGATACTTTCTCTTTCTGGGTTATACTAAATAATGACTCGCAGAAGACGATTAAGATAGTGGTACAAAATCCAGAAAGTGGCATCCAGACATATACAGGTACTTTGAGCGCCGTTGGACAATTGTCTATTACAGTAGATGTAGCCGCACTTGCAGAGTATGGTTCTACGATAAGTTGGGGAATTAAGTTGTTCAAAGTTTTCGAATAACCTTAGCTCTTTCAAGCACTTCACCGTATGCTTCATTCTCTCATTGGTGGGAGCATACGGAATGAGTGCCACCATTGGCGCAGCCTTAAAAAAGAGTATTGCGATAAACAATCCTATGGGCATTGGTGCTGGATTGACCTCTTGTTTGACATCCTCGGATGTGCAGTCGGAATGGCTGTGCATTGGTGGATATTCCATAAGTGGAACTTCTAAGTCTGTGATTGTCATGCTTAAGTAATATTGTCGCAGAAAAAAGGGAGAGGGAAAGCGCGAAACCTTCGGATTCGCGCCTTCCCTCTCCTTTGCTTTTCTGCTGCTGATGTGACTGTTACCAGTCGTTTTTCTTATCAGAACCTTTGATACAGACATTAAGCTTTGAAGCAATTACAATATCACCGCAAAAGTACGAAATTTTGCGATAAAGCGTGAATTTTCTACGCATTTTCGCACTTCGATATTGCAATTTTACTGTTTTTTAGCCTGTTTTTATCAAAATACATCGCATTATGCGCTATTTTGCGGAATTATCCGTATCTTTGTGCTATAATTAGTAATTGCCGCACAATGAATAATAGCATCAGAACTTACAAACGTTTCCTTCAGCTAAAGCTTATCGTCAAGTACGGCATATTCGGACTGGCATTCTTTTCTCTCATTTACTGCATCATGACATGGCTTGGGTTCTACGTTCCGTGGATGTTCATAGCCTTCTTTACGTTTGCACTCGTTTTGAGACTCGTATTGTCAAACGCTTTCGGGCTATGTTGGATTCATCGAAGCTGCATATTATATAATTACTGCGTGTCCGTGCTTATCGTCACCAAGCCAGACACATTATATAATATAATAGGAGTCGAAAAGCAAAGGATGGTTGGAGTGATGGCTATCATAGGTGTAATCATATTTTCGTTCGTTATATGGAAGATCATAACAAAGAAGACTTGTTAATCGAGCTTGCAGTCATCAATACGATGATAACCGAAAATCCTTGCGGACTGAAAGACTCGCTTTTCAGTTCGCTAAAAGACGTTATCAAGTCTATCATAGGAACGCATTGCATCAAGGGCGCAACTCGTGAACAAGTGGCTAAATACTTTGGCAGAGACGTGAGAACTCTTTCCCATTGGAAGGAAAAATTTCCTGACTTCCCAACTCCAAAGAAAGATTTTGCAGCCAACAAGACATATAATTGGATGGATGTTATCGAATTCAAGCTAAGGCATCCTGAGTTGTTCCAGAAATAGCCCTAATGCGGAAATGGCTTACCGTGCTTTGCTTTTGGCGGTCATGCGAAACCTTCGGGTTCGCATGACCGCCAAATTTTTCCATTTCCTTAATTAGGGCATCGCATTTCGAGGTTATATCTTTGCAAGCGATATAAACCTCAAAATAACTCATATATATGGAACAACCTAATTTTTCTCTTGCAGATCTCGCTGCCGTGATTAAAGACAAAGACAGCGGTGCAAACTGGAATAACCCGATGTGGCTGTTATGGGCTATCCTCTTCGGTGGTGGCAACTTCGCTAACTTCGGTGGAATAAATCGTGGGCAAGGATTGCAGGATTCGGAAATCATGGCGCAGCTCAACTCACTTCGTGAACAGATTGCTGCTAACCAGAACGCCAACGTTCTCAATGGCGCAGTCAAGGACAATGGCAACGCTCTGAACACTCTCCTCGGTGCTGTAAACCTCGGTTTCGCTGGCACAGGTGCAAACATCAACCAGTCGTCTATGGCAAGTATGATGGCGATGAAGGATGCCCTCTACCAGATCGCTACAAGCGAGTGTGACATCAAGTCAACCATCCTCAATCAGACTAACCAGTTGTCTGCTCTCATCGCTCAGGTAGCTAACCAGACTCAGGCTGGTATGACTAACCTCGGTTTCGCTATCGCTAACCAGACGAATGAGCTTAACACCAACGCTAATGCGAACACCCAGAGGATCCTTGATAAGATGTGCGAAGACACTACTCAGGCTCTCCGTGACAAACTCGCAGAGGCTTCACAGGCTGCTCAGACTGCAACAATCATCAGCTCTCTCAAAACGACAGCTGCTGCTTAATCTCCAATCGAGGGATGTGCCAAGCCTTATGACTTCACACATCCCTCTTAATCTTATTTTCATATGAATTATAAATCAATGGTGAAAACGGCTGTTGCTATGGGAAAGTCGAACGAAACAATGTGGCAGTCGGTTGAATACTTTAACGAGATGTTAGAGCGTCTTGAAGAGAAAGACCCAGCGGAATACTGGAGGATCATGCGCAAGCAATCTGAGCTTATGTTTGGCAAGCATTACACTGAGGATTTCGCCAAGCACGATGTCTCACTCATGACCTATAAGGACAGAGACGGCAAGACTAAGCATGGCGAGCATTGGAGCATAGAAGAGGTGATTGATGCTTGCGAGGGTGATTCCTTCGACCGCTCTATCACGGATTATGACAAATACGTGGCTTGCAACATCATCTATACTGACTTGTGCAACGTCCTCACAGACGAAAAGATCCTGGAAGTAGCCATGACTTTCTTCTTCAAGGACGAGGATTGGGGTAGCCCGACAAAAGTCTGGGACTATATGTCGGCCAAGTATTGAAAACGTAAAAAGGCAGAAACCGCATACTGCGTTTCTGTCTTTTGTTTTTTATAGTCCAAATTGTACATTTGCAACAGTTAAACATAATCATCACTTATGGACGACGTAACGAAATCATCTCTGATTACCCAAGGCGTGACGGCTGGGTTCTTCTCCCAGTACATCCACGCAATATACATGGAGGTTTTGCCCTGGCTCATTCCTGCGATACCGCTCATCCTACTTGTTTGCAAGTACGGACGAATGAATGCCAAGGCAAAGAAAGAGGAAGTGACATGGTGTAAGACTGTCAAGATGGCAATCAACAAAATATTTAATTATATCTGTTGGATAATGATTGCCTGTACTCTCTCAATAGCCTTCGATTGCACGGCAATCGCTTACTGCATCATGGCTATTGTCTATGGCCTCGAACTCATGAAATGCGTTTTGCGATACGTTCAGAGTCAGGGCTACAAGGTATCAGAACGACAAGCATTAATCGTGTTCCTAAAGATTATCCTCCAGAAGTTCACATCTACGGATGTAGAGGCGGAAAAGATCATCGAAGAATAATTAGGGGAAATTCCCCGATAATTTCCAAACATTTCTCTTATGGAAGCAAGCAACATCCTAATCGAAGAAATCAAGAACTGTGAGAGCCTTCGCCTGAAGGCTTATCGATGTCCGGCTGGCGTTCCTACCATCGGATATGGCTCTACTAAGGGCGTAAAGATGGGCATGATCATCACTAAGGAAGAAGCGGAAAAGCGTCTTCGTGATGACCTTTCCACAGCCGAGAACTATGTTAATTGCCTTAAGGTCTGCAAGACTCAGGGGCAGTTTGATGCACTCGTAGATTTCGCCTTCAACGTTGGATGTGGCCGTCTGAAGACTTCCACACTACTGAAGTATATCAGAGAGGGGAAGCCTGTGTCTGAGATTCAGAAACAGTTCCTCAGATGGAATAAGTCGGGTGGGGTAGTCCTGGCAGGTCTAACCAAACGTCGCCAGTGGGAGGCTAACAGGTACGCACAATGAAAGACATGGATAGATACTTCAAGGCTCTTGCAACCGCCTTTGTCCTAACACTCGGTCTGTTGCTTTGGATTGGTGCAATAGCATCAATAATCTGCTCTTGTGCCTCTCACAAGGAACGTGTATCTATCCATACGAGCGATTCAATCTCAATAGTCCAGGAACACACCGCACAATCATCCTCTTTCGAGAGCATGATACTTCGCAATTTTACAATTGACTCCATAATTTTCTCTGAAAGGTTGTTAATTCCAGACAGTGCCACCTCGGAAACCGCTCATGGTTCTGAGCGAACCTTGATCATTCGCGGATTCCGAGGTGGCACTATCGAGAACAAAAAACAAATAGAGGAACGTCAATCAGAAAGGGAAGCTCTAAAACAACATCATGAGAAAGATTCGACGAGTCAGAACAGCGACACGCGAACCGCTGGTGCAGCTCTCACACAGTTCTCAACAACTGATCTTATCCTATTAGTCATCGTTTTAATCATAATGTTTTTGTCTAAAGAATTGTATTATAAGTGTAAGAAATGATTTTTTCTTGATTTAAGGTTTTAATTTAGGGTTAAATCAAACCATTGGGAATAAATGTTTCATTATTTACTTTTAGTTAATAGATGATGAAGAAGGCACAATCCGCGAGGATAGTGCCTTCCTTCATGGCAGTACTCAACCGCACTTTTAAGCACTTTCAATAGTGCGTAATTATCATGGTATAAATCAGCACTTTAGAACTTGCAGTACAAAAGTACTGTTTTATCTGGCTCAGCTCGTTGCACTCGAACAGTCCGCTATCGCTATGCTCCCTTCGGTCAAACAACACGTTGCACTCCTATACTCTCGGCAGAGTATCAGAGGCTTCTAAGCTCCCTACGGTCAAACATAGTCCGCTTCTTGCAGTCACTTCGTATGCCAAAAGGGCATCAAAGGCTCAGCTCGTTGCACTCGAACAAGTCCGCTATCGCTATGCTCCCTTCGGTCAAACAACACGTTGCACTCCTATACTCTCGGCAGAGTATCAGAGGCTTCTAAGCTCCCTACGGTCAAACATAGTCCGCTCCTTGCAGTCACTTCGTATGCCACAAGGGCATCAAAGGCTCAGCTCGTTGCACTCGAACAAGTCCGCTATCGCTATGCTCCCTTCGGTCAAACAGATTGAGGATTGCACACACAAAGAATAACATGATGCGCAGCGTTACGTTTCCTGATTTGCGCGGAAACCCTTTGCAGGGATTCCGCACATCATCCTCCTACACTTCCACGCATCATATTATTCATTGCTACCGTGCATTGATTAAAAATAGGTATTGGGTAAGCACGAAATAATTTTCTCTCAGTCCTGTAATCCAGGATTCCGAAGAGAAAACTTTTTCGTGCACACCCAAGAAGCCTTACCGCCCGATGAGTTGGTGAGCTGAGAGAAGTGTTAAAAAATTAACATCAAATTTTAACATTTGTTTACATATTCCGAGGCGGATTGAGGCGCAATCCCGAAAATCATCACAGGGAGTCTGGGGGCTCAGCCTTTAGAAATAAACGTGGTTTTATTGCATTCAACCCGTTTATTGTCTAAAACAGAGGATTTTTCTTTTGCTACATGCGGAAAATCGGTCTTAATTGGAAATCCCAAAGTGCAGTTTTCGAATTAAGCCCGATTTTCCGCATCGAGGTCTTGTATAAAAAGCATTCTGGGCAGCGAATGTTTTTATGTCTTTTGAGATATGACAATCTACCCATATATTTGCTAAAAACAAGAAATATATGAGTGATTTTTCATCAAATTCTACCATTAATCTCTCCGTCAACGGTCAAGGTGTCGAGGAGAAATTAAAGAAATATCAGAAGCAACTCGTTGAGCTACGAGAAAAGGCTCAACGTGCCGCAGAAATAGGCGATAAAGGCACGCTCCAGAAGACTCAGAAGGAGATTCGCAAGGTCGAAAGCGAGATGCGAAAGGTCAGAACTGCAACCGCTAACGTGGAAGATACCATTCGAAATCTCGACAAAGCCACGCCTAAGACTCTGAAAAAGGATCTCCAAACGCTGAAATCTCAGCTCAACGGTCTCGAACGTGGCTCTGATGCGTGGAATGCGCATATCGAAAAGATTAAGATCTTAAAGGGAGAGCTGAATAAGATAAACGGTGAAATGAAGCTTACAGAGGGATTCTGGGACAGATTGAACCCCAAGATGAACGACTGGCAAACTTCGCTTGCTGCAGGTGCTGCTGCTCTGACTGGTGTAGTAATGGCAGGGCGTTCGGCTGTGAATGCCTATGCGGACATGGACGCAGAGCTTGCCAATGTCCGCAAGTTCACAGGCATGACAGCCGAAGAGGTGGCAGAACTCAACGAGGAGTTCAAGAAGATGGACACTCGCACAAGCCGTGAAGAGCTTAACAAACTCGCACAAGAGGCTGGACGATTAGGCAAACAGTCAAAGGAGGATGTGCTTGGATTCGTCAAAGCTGCTGATGTCATCAATGTCGCCCTTGATGATCTTGGCGATGGTGCTACTCTCACCCTCTCCAAACTCACAAGCATCTTCGGTGATGAGAAGATTCATGGCACTGAGCAATCCTTGCTTAAGGTTGGCTCTGTTATCAATGAACTTTCCCAGAACTGCACGGCATCCGCTCCATATCTAGCTAATTTCGCCCAGAGGCTTGCTGGAGTCGGAGCACAAGCAAAAATGACAATCCCTGAAATCATGGGATATGCAGCCGTTTTGGATTCGCAAGGTCAGGCAACGGAAATGTCGGCAACGGCACTCTCAAAGCTCATCATGGATCTATTCAAGGATTCATCAAAGATTGCAAAGGCTACTGGTCTTGATCTGAAAGAGTTCAACGATGCCCTGAAAAAGAGCACTAATGAAGGTCTCGTGATGTTGCTTGAACGCCTTCACGAGCTTGGCAATATCGATGTCCTCGCTCCTATATTCAAGGATATGGGCGAGGATGGAAGTCGTGCATCTGGTGTTATCGCTGCTCTCGCTGGGAAAATCGAGATGGTAAAGTGGGAACAGCAAGAGGCTAACAAGGCTTACGAGGAAGGTACTTCTGTGTTGAACGAGTTCAACGTGCAGAATACCACAGTTCAGGCAGGTCTTGACAAGGCAAAGAAAGGTGTTCAGGAAATGGCCGTGAAGCTTGGTGAGGAATTAATGCCTGTAATGTCTCACGTCATTTCCTCAACGACAATCCTCATGAAGATCATGAGTGCAACAATAGGCTTTGCTAAAAACAATGCCTCGGAACTTCTTGCACTCGTGGCTGCATTCGTGGCATACAAGATTGCCGTGAATGCATCAAATATAGCATTTAAGATCCACTATGGTTACCTTGTTGTCAGCAAGGCTGCAACAACAGCATATACAGCAGTCACAAAGGGATTGACGGCTGCTAAACTCGTGCTCAACATCGCTCTGGCAAAGCTCAATGGAAACTGGGCAAGGCAGAATCTTCTTATGCTTCAGCTAAAGAAGACTACCATTGCCATGACTGGCATCTATGGTGTCATAGCTGCTGCTGTTTCCGCTTTCATCGTTAAGCTCTATGCCGAATATGAAGCAAAAAAGAAGCTCAGGCAACAGAGAAGCGAGGAAATGAGACAGGAACGTGAAAAGATGAAGGCTTACGATGATGAGTATGCCCGAATTACTGCGCTCAACAAAATCCTGCATGACAACAAGAAATCATACGACGACAGGAAGGCTGCTCTCGATAAGCTCAAAGAAATAGTTCCTGAGTATCATGCCGAACTCAAGAAGGAAGGTGAACTGATAAACGACAACACAGAGGCTATTGATTCCTATCTAGAGAAGTTCAAGCAGATGGTTAGGGCAAAGGCTAACCAAGAGAAATACGAAGCTCTTATAAAAGAAGAGTCAGAGCTTGAGGAACAGAGGAAAACAGCCAATGATAAATATTGGAACATAAGGCAGACAAACACAGCGCAAGGTATTGACAGAAATTCAGTCACGTCAAAAATAGTCAGGGCATTTGTCAAAGATGAAGACACAGAGGCAGGTGCAAAGGCTGTTGTAGATGATATCGATAGAAGAATAGGCGAGGTTAAGCAGAAAATCAAGGAACTTGACTATGTAGTTGCTCCTTCGCTAATAAAAGAGGAAGAAGAATCTAAAACAGGTGGCGGTAATGGAGGCAATGGCGATGATGACAAGAAAAAAGGTGACAAGCTTGCAAAGGAAAAAGCGTGGAAGGACAAGGAGCTTGCCCTTAATCGTATCGCCTACGCTACTGGCAAGAAGGACTATGAGCAGTATCAGAACGCTATCCCCGAAATCGAGAAACAGTATCAGACGAAGATTCTTGCCCGTAAGGATCTTACGGAACAGGAATCGTTAGAGGCTCAGGCTTCATTCCACGAGGCTGAGCTTAAGCTTACACAGAATGGAAAGAAGGCTCAGAGAGAGGCTATCGATGACTATTACAAGTCACTGAAAGCCATAGAAGACCAGAGATATGTTGACGGAAAAATCAACGTTGAGCAATATAATAATACTCTCAATCAACTTGAGCTTAAGCACCTCAAGGAAATCATTTCCATCTATGATGAAGGTAGCAAGGAAAGGAACGAGGCGCAGGCTAAGTACGATGATGCCATTCTTGCTGATCAGAAACGAAACCGCAAGAAGATTGAGGACATGGAGAAAGAGCATCGCAAGAAGATGGAGGAGATTAGCAAGGATGTTTTCGGCGATACTCCTTCTAAACAAAAGGCGATGTTCGACACTGATGTTGCAGCCTTGACAGCCGTCTATGAGCAAGAGAAAATAGCTGCTGCCGGTAATAAGGAAGACCTTCTTCGAATAGAAGAGAACTTCCAAAAGGCAAAGATGGCTCTGGCTTACAAGTATGACCAGATTACGGCTGAGAATGGCTTTAACTCCATGCAGATTGCAAATGAGAAGCTGCTGAAATGGATGGAATCAGACCAAGGTCAGGCAGTCCTTCAGACTTACGATATGGTCATGGAAGGCATGACCAACATCTTTTCCGCTTGCTCTGACATCATCCAGGCAGAGCTGGAAATTGAGACAGCTGCAATCGAAAAGCGATACGAGAAAGAGATCTCTGCTGCTGAAGGTAACAAATACAAGGTTAAGCAACTGGAGGAGAAAAAGCAAAAGGAAGAAGCTGCTGCTAAGAATAAGGCTAACAAAAAGATGTACGCTATGCAGGTGATGCAAGCTATTGCATCAACCGCTATGGGTGCTCTGAATGCCTACGCATCCGCTGCACAAGTTCCATTAATCGGTTACATTCTGGCACCGATTGCAGCTGCTACTGCAATTGCGACTGGTATGCTTCAGGTGGCAAACATAAAGAAACAGCAACAGGCATCCGAGGCGCAAGGCTATGCAGAAGGTGGCTATACTGGTAGCGGTGGAAAGTATGAGCCTCGTGGTATCGTCCACGCTGGTGAGTGGGTTGCAAGTCAGAAGCTGCTTGCCAACCCTCAGACGGCAGCCATAATTCAGGCTCTAGACTATGCTCAGAAGACTAACACGATAGGTTCTATCTCTCCGTCGATGGTCAGCAACGACACGACGGCTGCTGCTACAATCGCAAGGCTCAGTAGCTCATCACAATCCTCTGGTGACAATGGGCTTGCTGATTCTCTTTCTCGCCTTAACAAGCGACTCAATGAGCCGTTTGTCACAGTCAACACAATGACTGGCGATCACGGCATCAAGCAAGCTCAGGATGAATATGACATCTACATCCGCAACAAAACTCCTAAATCACGCAGACAATGAGAATTATCATCAACCATAAGGAAGCAATAATAAAAAGTGGTAGCTCCTTCGAGTTCATATCTGAGAACAGGTACTTCACAGGATCTGATTCCTATACTATGGCTATAGAATTTCCGCTTGCAGACTGCCCTCAGAACACAGCCATCTTCGGGCATATCAACCGAAAGGATATCGAGGCGAAACAATATCTTTTCGACTGTGAGATTTTCGCTGGGAAATTCTACAAGTCAGGCTCTATCACCATCACGGAGATTAGCGATAAAGCGGTTAAGTGCCAGTTCCTCGAAGGAAGAAGTGTTCAGAACTATGACAATACGCTTGATGACATATACATCAACGAACTGTCACTAGGTTCTTGGCCTGATGCATACTCTAACACTTCCGTTGCGGAACAGTTTCTTATATGCGAGATACCTACATATACGGCAGTTCCGTGGGTAAACAATTCAAACGGAAATTTACAGAACGCAATCATCTACAC